GCAGTAATACCAGTAGACAAGTTAAGAGTTGCAGCAGTCACATTTGTTGAAACTGCATTAGTATTTAACAAGGTTGCAGCTGTAACTGTTGTTGCAGAAACATTTGTTGCTAAAGTTGTACCAACTGTTTGTGTAGTTACGTTTGCATTTGTAATTTCAACACTTGTTGCTCGTAGAGTACCAACAGTTTCTGTTGTAACATTAAGATTAGTGATTTGAGCACTTGCTGCAGTAATACCAGTAGACAAGTTAAGTGTAGCAGCAGTAACATTTGTAGAAACAACACTTGTTGCTTGTAGAGTACCAACAGTTTCTGTTGTAACATTAAGATTAGTGATTTGAGCACTTGCTGCAGTAATACCAGTAGACAAGTTAAGAGTTGCAGCAGTCACATTTGTTGAAACTGTATTAGTATTTAACAAGGTTGCAGCTGTAACTGTTGTTGCAGAAACATTTGTTGCTAAAGTTGTACCAACTGTTTGTGTAGTTACGTTTGCGTTTGTAATTTCAACACTTGCTGCTGTAATACCAGTTGATGCATTAATTGTAGATATAACAGCAGATCCTGATGATAAAGATGTAATTACAATATTACTGACTGTACCGTTAGTAGCTATAACATTTGTAGAAGCTACACTACCAGAAGTAACACTTGTAGAAATGATAGATGATGTTGTTATTCCAGATGTAGATCGGATACCTCCCAAAACGTCTAATTGATGAGCTGGATCAGTTGTACCTAAACCAATATTGCCAACTGTATAAAAAACTTCTGTTCCATTAGTAGTCCAAATTTCAGATCCGCTATAAAGACTTCCATTTTTGTAAAAGTTTCCTGTAAAATTAATATCACCAGAAATATCTAAAGAATAACCAGGATCAGTATTAGCAATACCAATTTTCTCACCAACAATCATCCTTTTAGCAACGGATGCATCACCCATAGATGTAATAGCCCCACCATTTGAAAAGTTGACAAAATTTGTAGACTTTTCACCAACGATTCTGGACGCACCTCCAATTTTTAACACATTAGAATTATATACAATATCTGTTGTTGCCAAAGTATTAGTGCTATTAGCATAAACTAAATTATTAGTAATAAATGGTCCAGATGTGTTTGTGATTACCCCTGATGTAATGTCTAATGGAGTTGTTCCAGGAGGAGCAGTTGTTGTAGCTCTATATCTAATAATAGTTGTACCATCCATGTTTGTATTAAGATATTGGACTTGACCAATACCTCCTTCTTTATTTACCATACTAAATTGAACTCCTGTTAAATCACCGGTAAAACTGGATGTAATAACCCAACCAGATGGTTTATACAAACCATTAATTTCCCATACAGCATGTTTAGCATCACCTGTAGATACAGTAACATTGATAAGTGATTTAAAAGAATTACAAATAGAATCATCAAAATAAAAATTCTCAATATCAACATAGTTTTGTTGATTATTTGACAATGTAGCTTGTTGTTCATATATAATATCGTTTAAATTAGGTGTGATTTTAACATTATTGATAACTGTATGACCAGTAACATAAGTATCTAATGTACTAAGTGTCCCTTTGTTAATGATAGAACCACTTGTTACACCGGCTGGTTGAGTAGTATTCTCAATAACAATTTGTGTTTCGAAAACTTGAGCATCAACGTTATAAGACATTTTATAATAATTACATAGAAATTAAAAATTGTTAATTTTACCGTAATATTCTAATATAATAATATAATAATTGCACGCATATTATTTTTATATTGTTTATAATAATGACACACGATGATATCGTACAACTTATCGATAATTATATAACGAACGCGTTTTTGCGTAAAAGTAATTGTAATCAAAATATACTAAACATAGATGGTATGTGTGGTATTATTACGCGACATTTATATAATAATATTTGTTCAATATATAACACTAGTTCAAAGTCCTCTAAAGAAATTATGGATCCCCCAAATAACTATAGTTATTTAGAAATTGGATGTTGGAAGGGAGCATCTACTATTGCAAGTTTGTATGAAAATAATTTAAACGCAACTATTATAGACAATTGGTCAGAATTTGGAGGATGTAAATTTGATTTTGTAAAGACTATTTCAAAATATTTAGATGAAAAAGAGCAACAACAAATCCAAATAATAAATCAAGACTGTTTTCATTTAAAACAAGATACCATATTTGATTATTCCCCATATATAATTTTTTTATACGATGGTCCACATCAAGAAAAAGATCATTTTAGATCTATAGTTGATTTTTGGAAATATCTTGACGATACGTGTATTATAATAATAGATGACTGGAATTGGATCGATGTTAGAAACGGAACATATAGAGGTTTTGATTTTGTAAAAGCAAAGATTCTATATAAATGGGAATTGTTCGAACCAATACATGAAAACAAAAATGGTTTATGGAATGGATGTTGTATTTTTCTAATACAAAAAACAACAATGTAAACATTTTTGTTAGTATAAAATTTACTAATTACACAAACGTTGTTCTTAATTTTACTAATATATTTTTAAATTCTTCTACAAAACTACTACTACTAAATCTTGACTTGTCCATACGTTTCAAATATTTATGCGCCTTACGTATTAATTTATCATCTTGTATCATTTTATAGATGTCAATATTTACGGAACTTTGTTTGAAATACAAAGGATATTTTTCACCTAACAATTCTACAACAGCTGGATGTTTATTTACTACAATAGGAGTTGTTCTTACTATACACTCTATAATTGTATTTACAGCAGATGCATCCACTAAATTTATAAAAACAATATTTTCAGTCATTAATTCGTCATAAGCATCATTATCTAAATATTCCATAAAATTTACACTTGATATTTTATTGTTCAAATCTTCATAAAAATGTTTGCTCCAATTGTTATAAATCAATCCAGTTTCTATTGTATTTTCTATTGTATTCTGACTGATATTCTGACTGATATTTTGAATCGTGTTCTGACTCGTGTTTTGAATCGTGTTCTGAATCGTGTTCTGAATCGTGTTGTTATGACTCGTGTTCTGAATCGTGTTATGACTCGTGTTTTGAATCGTGTTCTGACTGATATTTTGACTGATATTTTGACTGATATTTTGACTGATATTTTGAATCGTGTTTTGACTGATATTTTGACTGATATTTTGAATCGTGTTTTGAATCGTGTTAACATTTCTAGCAATCATATCCGTATATTCAAGAGTTGAACGAATATTATCAACTAATCCTGATAAGGGGTAATAATTGTTCATATTTTTACCACGAAGAGCATATTTTGTAATAGTGTCATTTTTATGTTTGTATAAAGTAGTTGTTTTATTTCCTGTTAATAATCCATATTTAAAACGCGTTTCTTGAGGTAATGATAAATTGTAAAATGAATATACATTACGTAACCATCCACCAATATGTACTAAGCGTTTATTTTGGTTATTATAAAATTTTTCATACTCAAATTGTTTAACATTTGTTTCCGTAGGATGAACAAGGGCAAATACGGGTACATTAGCAATACCCAAATCTTTAAATTTTTCTTCAAACTGTGTTTTAAGATATTTTGATAAAACAAATAATCCACGACAAGTTTTCAATGACTCTATAAACAAAGGTGATCTAATTAGATTATCGCAATTGTAATCACTAAATGTTGTATCAAATGTATGATGAACAAACCCAATCCAACTTTTTTTATACGGAATTAAATCGAGTACATTATTAACATTACTATTCCAGTGAAATGTTCGGTCCACATATAGATCTAGCAAAGTGTCACTTTGGCGATTATGTAAGGCTTCAATATGTTCATATACATATTGCCATCCTGATCTATGAGCTCCAGAGTAATCAATTTGGTCCATATATTCCATATTAAACAAGCCGTTTTGGTTACTAGCAATGTTACGTCTATCTTTACTAATATGATCATTTATTATCCAACGCCATTCATCTTTGTAATTGTATTCCTTTGACAAATCATATATTTTTTCTTTCATTCCGTAATTGTAATTAGAATTTATTAATCCAATTAAATTATAACTAATAATACTCGTTACAATTTCACGATTTTCATTATCAGTTATACTTCTATAATTAGAATACCCCTGTGCGTTTGCAAACGCAGTAATTGTTTCATAAGTACTATCAATTAAGACTTTTACTCGTTCATTTAGCTCCAATGACCCCCTTACATTTCTACTACTGCGTCTACATAAAATGATATCTATTAATGCTTGTATATTTTTTAAAAACATTTTACCAAATAAATTTGTATTAATATGTAATAACTTGTGATAAATATTTTGTCTAAATTCATCAAAATTCTTTAACTTTAATATTTTTTCTAATAATACATTTTGATCAAAATCTGTTGGAACTAAGCGATCATTTACTGGTAGACGATAACAATACGACCATTGTGTTTCTAATAGTAAATTATGTATTTTACGTGTGGTATAGACAGAAACAAAAGGGACAGAATTATAAATACAATATAATACAGAATGAAATCTCATTGGTATACACAAATCTAAATGGCCGAATATATCATTCATTTCATCATTTGATAATTTATCGGTTATATTTAATATGTTACTCTTTAAATCATCATCTAAATTTTGAATTAGTTCTTTTGCAAATACAGTGTCATCCTCATTAGAATTAATAGAATTTGTATTAAATGGTATAAACGCAACACTATACCCCCAATCTTTTATAATAGTTTTTACAAATTCGACTAAACCTGCAAGTACCTTGTTATACTCGTTCGGATAATTCTGATTATAAAAATGTCTAGATAAACATATACCTAACAATTTTTTATTAACAAAACTTTTTAACATATTTTGATAATCTTGATATTTTTGTGAAAACTGGGTAGTATGTTTGGACATTTGTAAACGTTTAATAAAATCAGAATATTGCAAGTTTACATTACCATTATCCTCACACTCAGATTTTAATAAACGTTTTGTAAATGTATAATTATTTGATAAAATATATGATACGTCAGGTATATAATAAATTCGATCATCGTGGAAATATTGATTAAAAATCTCCAGGTCTTGAGTTGTTCTAATAAATATGTAGTCAATCGTTTCTAGTAATGATGTTTCTATAAGAATTTTAGTATATGGTAATCCAACTGATAAACCAATTATTAAATTAGGCTTACCAGCGAATTTACTATCAATTTTGTTAAGGAAATATGGATTCAATATATCACCACCCCCAATGATGATTATATCTGTATCCAAAAAAGTTTCTTGATAAATTTTATCACAATCAAAAAAATGGATTTCGTAGTCTATATTATTTAAATACGTATGGAATAGTTTATCTATTGATAATTTATATTGATCATCGCCAAAATTATTATGTTCATAATAACCGATTATTTTCAAAGATAAAACCATAAATATTATCGGTGTTTACTCTATATAAATAAATAAAAAAAGTCAGAATGCACATTTTTTATTTATAAAAAAATTCTATAAAAAAATTCTATAAAAAAAAAATAAATTTAAATAGTAACACTAGTTTATTACAATGGAATCCGTTATCAAAAACAAAGGAAGTTCTCGTTACACTGTTTTTCCAATTCATTATCATAATTTATGGAAGTTTTATAAACAACACTTGTCAACTTTTTGGACAGCTGAAGAAGTTAAATTAACAGATGATTTAGTAGATTGGAACAATCGTTTGAATGAAAAAGAAAAGCATTTTATTAAAAATATTTTAGCATTTTTTGCAGCAAGTGATGGTATTGTAAATGAAAATTTAGTTTTAAATTTTTATAATGAAGTACAAATTCCAGAAGCACGTCAATTTTATTCTGTTCAAATGATGATAGAAGCTATTCATGGAGAAACGTATTCATTATTAATAGATACATATGTTCTTAATACAGAAGAAAAATCTAGATTATTTAATGCAGTTGAAACCATTCCAGCTGTTAAAAAAAAAGCTGACTGGGCTATTAAATGGATTGAAGAAGGAGCCACATTACAACAATCAATACCTGAAGAGTATATGCAAAGTTATAAATTTTTAGTTGATGGAAATGATTGTGCTGATGATCCATTAGCTGATGATCATATCGAAGCACTCAGCTTTTTAACACGAGAAAGACCTAGGTTTGCACAACGCTTACTTGCATTTATATGTGTCGAGGGGATTTTCTTTTCAGGAAGCTTTTGTGCTATTTACTGGTTAAAAAGTAGAGGTCTTATGCCTGGACTAAGTACTGCCAATTCTTTTATTTCGCGTGATGAGAATCTACACGCAGAGTTTGCAATCGAGTTGTATAAAATGTTGGAAAATCGTCTAGATGAAATCACAGTTCATAGTATTTTCCGAGAAGCTGTCGATATTGAAAAAGAATTTATTACAGAAAGTTTACCTGTTTCACTTATTGGTATGAATTGTAAATTAATGACTCAATATATCGAAATGGTAGCTGATAGATGGTTAGTTTTACTTGGATATAACAAAATTTATAATACACAAAATCCATTCCCATTTATGGAGATGATTAGTTTAAATGAAAAAGTCAACTTTTTTGAAAATACAGTTACAAGTTATCAAAGATCAAATGTAGGAACAACAGAAGAAGAACGAAAAATTACCTTTGATTCTGACGATTTTTAGAGTTTAATTACAACATTCGATAACGACTTACGTTCAAAATCGTATTTAAAAATAATTATATTTACTATAATATAATTATTAGGATGGATATTTTAATTAAAAAAGAAAACCTAGTTACTCCTGAATCTATAAATTTCACAGAATTAGTTAAAAATAGCAGTCTAAAATTAAGTTTAAGTAATGATTACGAAACTAAAATGATAACGACTCTTAATGAAGAATTTACTGAAAGTCAACAACAATGGTATATAGCAAATTTATATATTTATATGAATTATCACCCAACAAATGATTATCCAATTAACTTGGAAAATGTGTTTAAAATGATTGGATTTGCAAATAAAGGTAATGCAATGAAAACAATTAAAAGTAATTTTGTGAAAGATGAAGATTATAAAACTTCACTTCTCCCTAAGGAAAAATCAAGTTGGGGTGGTTCTGGTAGTGAACAAATTATGTTAAATGTAGATACATTTAAGAACCTGTGTATGTTAGCAAAAACAGATAAAGGAAAAGAAATTAGAAAATATTATGTAAAGTTGGAAAATATTTACAATAAAATTATTAAAGAAGAAATAGAAAATACACAAAAGTTATTACTAGAAAAAGACACTCAATTAGAAAATAAAGATTTAGAAAAAAAACGTGAAGTTGAAATGACATTGAAAAATAGTTTTAATAAACGAAATTTAGTATATTTAATCAAAATACCAATTAACGATGAAATTATATATAAATTTGGACATACAGATGATATAATAACTAGATTAAGAGCACATAAAAATGAAATTTGTAAAGATGTAGAACTAGTATATTGTATTGAAAGTAAAGATAGAAAAATGTTGGAACGATTATTAATAGATTATTTAGAACAATATAAATTTAGAATAAAAAGATCAATTAATGACAAACAACAAACAGAATTATTAAAAGTAAATGATATACAGATTATTAAAAACAAATTAATAGAATTAAATAAAGATATCGAAAATGAAAAACTTTTAATTATAAAATTAAAAAATAAAATTATAGATTTAGAAAATGAAAATATAGAATTAAAAAGAAAATTATTAAAAGATGAATATGTAAATGAATTAAAAAATAAAATAGAAAATTTAGAAAAAACAATATTAGATTATAAATTAGATGACGGTGACGACAAAATCAAACCATTTATTGAAAACGAAGATACAGTTGAAGATAGAATATATAAAAAACGTCAAGTTGATAAAATAGATCCTACAACATTAAATGTAATAGAAACTTATGAATGTATTAATTCAATAATTGTAAATAACCCTGATCTTAGTTATAATGGAATATATAGAAGTATAAAAAAAAACAATGTATATAAAGATTTTAGATGGAATTATAATGGTGAAAAAATAAATCCAACAAACAAAATACTTACAGATGGTAATAAAATAGAAAAAGTAATCGAATTAGACAAGAATAAAAAATTTGTAAAAATATATCCGACAAAATCCGAATTATGTAAACTTTTACATATAGGACTTGTCAAATTAAATAGATATATTGAAGAAGAAAAAATATTAAACGAGTTTTATTATGTAAATGAATCATCTTATCGTAGCGACATACCAGATGAATTTGTTAATTACGAAATTCATAATAGTAAACAGATAAGAGAAACAAATACTGAAACAAATGAAATTATAATTTATCAAACTATGAAAGAATTATATGAAAAACGTGGTATATCTCGTTGTACACTAAGAAAATGTATAAAAAATAATAAAGTATGCGATAAATATAAATGGGAATATGTTGATAATAATCATAATAAAAATAATAGTAAACGAGTTAAAGAAACAAATACTAAAACAAATGAAATTATAATTTACAAATCTATGAAAGAATTATATACAAAATTAAACATTACTCTTGAAAAATTAAGATCTATTATTAAAAATCAAGAAATTATAGACGATTGCAAATATGAATTTTTTTAACAAATATACCAGTTTGTTACAAAAAATGGTTTAAACTTTTACGATTAATTTAGACACATCAGTAAATTTTGTTGGTTTTGCACATAAGAAAAATTCTAAAATAACACAAAATAGAGAATATGGGTTTTATACATAATGTAAATTTTTGCGGTTTATATAAAAATGAATAATAATAAGCAATTTGTAAAAATAAATACAATGCTTAACGTTTATTATTATGCAATAATATCCACTTACCTTTCAAAGTTTGTTTTAGCACAAACACAATGTACACCATTTGTATATGATAAAACAAAATCATACACATCTCAAGGTTTATTAGCAGATTACAACTCTAATAATATCCGTCAACAAAGTGGTTTCATTAACTTGTTCTTAACAAAATCAAACGATAATAAAAGTCAAGGTACAAGATTGAGTATCGGTAATGTTTTACGTTATGGAAACGTTGATGTTAAAATGCGAGTATCAAATGGAAAAAATGTAGTTTCATCATTTATATTAATGGGTGGAAACAAAGATGAAATTGATTTTGAATTTGTGCAAAATTCAAATAACAAAACAAACATTATTCAAACAAATTACTTTTATCAAGGAAATCCTGTTTTTGACAAGAATGCTAAAATGTATAGGAATTCTAAACCTTTGGCAGATTTTTATAATACGTATACAATCAATTGGACTCCAGATTATTACGAATGGCGATTTAATAACAATACTTTAAGACGGTTGTATAAAAATCAAACACAAAATTATCCAGATGATACTAGTAAAATCCAATTTGGTATATGGGAAGCAAAACCATCATCTTGGGCTGGACCAGGTATTGATTGGAAGGAACAACCATTTGTATTATCCATTGAATCAATTCGAGTTAGTTGTTTTGATACAACATCTAATAATACTAATACAAGTACTACTACAAGTACTACTACAAGTACAACATTAGATACTGCTACTTCTACAACATTAGATACGTCTACGTCTACGTCTACGTCGTCTCTTGCTGCTACTTCTACTTCTACTACTCTTACTACTTTTGCTCCTGTGCCTTCAAATAACTCATCAAACGATTGTAATTACTTGTCATATTTTTTGTTGACAGTCTTTGCAACTTTTTTTGTGATGTAAATATATAATATATTATCAAAAACATATATTCCGAATTACTTGATTTTTTTTTATAATATATTATATATATAATGTCTGTATCTTCTGCAAGTGAAACTATTGGTACTCAATTAACAGAAACCACTGCTAGTTCTTTTTTTACAACTAATCCAAAGGAATTTTTACAATGTATGTCTTTTAATATAAGAATGACTTTAGCATTCTCGTTGATGATTTTATTGTTATGTCTTTTAATATCGTGTTTAAACATGATTTTACCTCCATATGACGAAGATCAAATTAGATATGATCCAGTGACACTGCGTGGTAGAGGTAATGTTAATTATATGATGTGTAGATGTTTAGATGGCAAATGCAAATGTAAAAGTAATATGAGAAATATAGAAACTTTCAGCAATGATGAAATGTATTCTTTTAAAACTGCACAAGAATCAAGTTATCAGAGTATTCCACTTTTAGCACCAGATGATGACAATTTAATGTTTGGTCAAGCTAAACGTTTTGTATCTGCGATAGATAATGGATTTGTTTATCGTCTAGAAATTTACTGTAATTTACTTGTTTTAGACGGAAATATTTATGATAAAGCTCCAAGAAATTCAATTAAACAAAAATACTCAGTATTTTTACAAAACACAAAACAAAAAGGTAAGGTTCATGTAGGTGATTTAGTAAAAGATGGAGATGGTATTTATAAACTTAAATTTATTTCCAAAGAAAATGTACAAGAATTGGCAGCATACGATCGAGTACACATTGTTTACGTTCTTAACGATAACGAACAACCCATTTTATCAGGAACATTTCATTAAAAACTCTTAAAATTTAAATTTACATTATTAATTTAAATTTTTAATTTACAAAATATCTGGATCATATCTAAATTGATCATACTCGTATATCTTTACATTGTAATCATTGTTTAATATATCCAAATGGATTGTATCGCCATCATATAATTCATTATCATTTTTAGATTTAAAAGGTATCTTTAATCTATTTCTGGTCTCGTCAATTATATAATATTCATATTTTTCACTTCTACCTGGATATTTTGGTCTACCAAATAATGGTAAACGTTCATTATTATTATATACAATACCAATTTGTTGAAAGTCAGATGTACCTGGAGTATTCAATCTACCAGATGGATAGCTTCTTTCTGGTGGCGAAAGGGGGTTGTATAATCTATTTAATGCAATGTTTACATTTGCTTTATTTTCGACACCTTGACGAGCTGAAGCTCCGCTTTGCGATTGTTGTATATATTGACGGGTTTGTTGTAAATCTCCTAGACACTTTTGTTGAGAAGTTTGACAAGAGAACAGTTTATCTTGTAATAATTCCAACCGTTCTAATAAGTGTTCTCTTTTTAATCCAGCATTTACATTATCAGATGTAGTTTCTACAAATGTTTCTCTATATTTTTTAAGAACAAAACATAGATACATTATTATACAAAACAATAAAAATGCGTATAGATTAAAATCATTTCTTCTAAAACAAATACTGTCCACTGTACTTTGACTAATGGTATCACTCATTACTTGATATATATATTATACGTAAATATATAAATTTTTTAATTTAAGGAATTATTACAAAAATAATTAATATGGAGTTTTATCTAACAATATAGGATTTGATATATAATACATCTTTTTAGCAATTCCTAAATCTGTAAATCCTCCACGTTGAGTCAAAGAATCCAAAACAAATTCGGCTGTTGTTTTACTTGTATAAACACCGTGTATTTTAGACTTACTATAAACAACATAGACTTCCATTTAACTATACGTTTTATTTTAGTTAATTTTATATAACGTATAATTAATAATGAACTCTAATTATTTATTAATATCTCGAGAAAAATCTGATAATGGAAAACTTTTACAAAAACATTTTAAAAAGAATAACATTAGTAAACTTTTTGAATACAGTTATTACAAATCAGATTTTAAAACAGAATCATTACGTTTGATATCAAAATTTTTGTCTGATATAAAAACAAAACAAAGATCGTTTAGCTATAAAAACCATAATTATCTTGGAGTATTGACTGATGATAATGTTATATTAATTCAAGATATTTTATCAATTCCAGAATTTCCAGATAAATGGGACATTGTATTTTTAGAATATACATTAGATAAAATTAATTATAATAGTGATAATCTTGCATGGAAACGCATAGAAGTACTTGATGGTAGACATTTTTTAATAAATCCATACTCTTTAGATAAGGTCCAAAGTGTTATTAAATCAAGTAAAAATTGGAATGAATTTATAAAAAGTATCAACAGATTAAATGTATACGGTATTCAAAATATGTTTTTCTCTGAACCATTATCACATAATATAAAACTTACAGATAAAACACTTACAGATAAAACACTTACAGATAAAACACTTACAGATAAAACACTTACAGATAAAACACTTACAGATAAAACACTTACAGATAAAACACTTACAGAAACTAATCTATTTGGATTAATACAAAATGATTTTACAAATTGTGAAATGATTAATTATAAAGAATTAGTTAGTAAATTTGATATTATAAAGAAACGATATACTCCAGATAAATTATATAATATCTACCCATCTATTAGTTTTATTTGTTGTATTACTGATACCAAGCTTTTTTTGCATACATTATATACGTTTTTATCACTTGATTATCCAACAGATAAAATAGAATTAATTATAGTAGATGATACAGATGCAGAAAAAAGATTGAAAAAACATTTACCAAACGATGCACGTTTACGTTTTATCAATATTAAACCTAAAACACCCAATGAATCTACTGATAATAATTCAGATCCATACACATTTTCTCTTGGATATAAATTAAACCTTGCTACAAAGTACTGTAAATATGATTTATTGTGTCATTTATTTGATACAAACGTTTATTTTAAAAACAACTTTAAAAATATAATTGAATGCTATATTTTGTCAAATAAAAGTGTATTAACATCAATTGATTCACATTCTTATAATCCAAATAGCAAAAGTAATTTTGTTAAACGAATACCAGATCTTGGTAATATGATTTATACCAAATCATTTTGGTCAAGTTTTAATTTTAAAGATAAAATTACAGACAAGCATCTATTAGCTTATGAATTTACAAAATTTAGGAAACAACTAATTGGTTATATTCCAGGAATTGAATGGTCATTTAACATAGTTAAAGATGATTATGTTAATCTTAATAAATTACCATTTGATTTAATTGATTTGTTAGATGAAAAGGATAAATCTTCATTTGAAATGTCATTTGATTAATTGTCATTTGATTAATTATCATTTGATTAATTGTCATTTGATTAATTATTTTTTAATGTACTTTCTATAATAAAACAAGATATAAGCATCTTTTGACAAAACACTAGTATTTTGTAATTTACTAACATCACTATCATTATACAAATACCAATTTTTATCTAAATTTTTACAAGCAGACCAATAATGTCCTCCTCCAGTAGTCCCAGAATGATAATTAACAGCATACAAAGAATATATATAATTGTTTGGATCATTTTTATCACTAGAAATGTATTCTGTTAAATTCAAATCTTCAATAGGAAAATCTATACGAGTATTAATTTTATCTCCATTATTTGTAAACCGTTTTAAATGGATTATTAGATAATTAGGTAATGACCATGATTTAATTGATTTAACACAACCTTGTCCACTGCATCGTTCACATTTCCAACTACTAATTTGTTCGTCTTCATTAAAATATGTATCTAGACAATTTTTTAAATTAGTACTTCCAGAAACAGGTATGTTCAAACTAACACAATTAAATGGTTCAAAAATGTTTTCTTTTAATGGACAATTCTGACAACTTACTTTGTTATAAAACATTCCATTAAACGTTTCAATAATATTAGAATAACTATTCTGGTAAAATTTACCCCATTGTTCAAGTGATTGTTTCATAAGCACATCGGTGTCATTTTGAACGGTACCCATAATATCTACTTCTATTTCGTAACTCAATGCTTTGTGTAAATAGTCCAAAATATACATTAAACATTCGTGTGAATCTTGTTGATCTAAATTAAAATATTTTGGAACAAATTTACTTATATTTTCAACAAATGATTTAGGTTTTAAAACTTGGTTGGTCTCCCATGCATTTATAATTAAATTAAGATAACTTAAAACAAGGTAATATTCACTTTTACGTTTGTTTTTTTGATCAAAATCATCATCTTTATATTTAGCAGATAAAAAGTAATCAGTTAATTTTAAAGTATTACTTAAACATTGCAGAATAGAATTCATAAAACATTTGTTTCCTAAATTTGCCAAACCAGTAAGTCCCTTTGATTTGTATTTTGATTTATTTAAAACTAATTCGTGATAATAATGTAAATCGTAATCGTTACTCATCTTAGTAACAATGTCCCTACAATAACTATTCAATTATTTTTAAACAAAAATATTTATTTTTTATTAGTTTAATGTAAATTTAATTTCCAGAGATATAGTATACAACTAAAATGTTAGATAAAGGTAATATTGATGTATTGTACATTTTACTAGCCCTATTTATTGTTTATATTTACGTAATTCGAGCAAAAGAAACACTTGAAAACATTGATCTTACTAGTAAAACAGAAGAAGAATTACGTTTGTTAATTAACAAAGGAATACGATCAGCTGAAAAGCTAGTCTTTTTAGAAGAAATTCAAGATAAAACTGATTATCTGAAAAAAAGAATCGAAGAATTAAATAAAGATCTTGAAAATGCAAAAAGATCTAAAGAAACGTTAGCAGAACGTGGTATCGTTGTTTAAGTACAAATAATTTAGATTACGATACAATATGTCTTTGGATGTAGTTATATTAATTATATAACTACAAATAATTTAGATTACGATACACTGTTAGAAATATGTCTTTGGATGTAGTTATATCCACTCTGTGTCAAAATACCAGTTTGTACTTTTCCATTTAGTATTATAGGAATATTTCCGTTTTTTAATGGTACCCAATATACAAATTTTTCTTCATATCCATTGTCATAAAATATTCCAGATTCGTCAAATTTTAGTTCATTGGTATTTATTTTTTTTTGTATTAATAATGCATCTTGTGTATCTGATGTCTGTTTAAAATAAAAACCCATTTATCTTTACATTATCTTTACATTATCTTTACATTATCTTTACATTATCTTTACATTATCTTTAAATTTAAAAACGACTTAACTTATTGTTCTCTTTTTGTATTAACTGGATTTTGTGTGGGATCAACAAAAACTGGTCTTTTAGCACGTACGTCTTCATATCGTAAACAGAATTCTTGATCTTCTTTGCAAGTTTTTGGATTTGCATATAACCACTTTGCAAAATCATCTTGTGCATTTGGTATAGTTGTATTAGGCATTGTGTAAAATTGCCTTTGAGAATTCATTTTACCAAAAACATCATTGACATCTTTAAACAAATTATGGTTGAACATTTCATCCATTGATTGTTTTACATTTTTATCAGTTGTGTCACATGCTGCAGGTCTATCTACCATTTGTTGTGTTTTTTCATCAATGTTAAGATAATCTTTCATAGTCACATTCATAAAAGGATTATCTAACGTCGGTTGCGTACAAACTGCTTTTTCAACGTTTTCTAAACTTTCTACTCCTTTGTCATTTTTATCAGTTGTGCTACTAGCTTTAGGTTTAACTTCTATATCATCATCCCCTACACGTTTTTCTGGACTGTTTGTATAAACATAATAAGTTAATAATAAAGTACCAATAAAAATACTAAAATACCTGTAATTTCTATTATAATAATATAAAACTAATGAAGAATATAACGATAATCTAACAAGAGCATTAAAACGTTCTTCTAAAGTTTGATCATTTGTTGGAAAAAATTCTGTTAATCTGTTACTTTGAATAATGATAGACATATCATGATACCAAAATTTATCAGATTTTGTAGCCTGAACTTTACTAATCTTGTTACTCATATTACAATTATCCGTTAAAAAAATTTTTACGAAATTATATTAAAATAATAAATTATATATAAAATAAATTATATATAATAAATGTTCTTTTAAGATACACTGTAACAAAATTATTTAATCTAAACTACCAAACATTTTTTGTATATCACCATTAGAATTCTGCACTGTATTCATTATACTTTTAGCTTGTTCTTCCAACATACTTTTATCAATCTCTCCGTTATTAATTTTTGATTCTATTTTATTTGTTATATTTGAAACCAAATTCTGAATAGTTTCATTAGGTTTACCAGACATTATAGAACTTAACAACATCATTGGATCTAAATTTTGAGTTTGAATATCTCGAGTTAAATCTGTAGCCAAATTCATAATATCATTATTTTGCATTAATGACTCCATCAAATTTCCAAAATTTGGACCAGAAGATGCCGGTAATGGTACATTTTTTTGCTTCGTTTTATCTTTTCTAGACACTTGCTGAGACACTTCTTGAGACAATGATTCCTCTAACATTCTATCTTGAATACCTTTTACAAATCCTGATAAATGATGAGTCAATGAATCAACATCACCACTTACCATACCAAAATGTAAAACAAATACCGACATGTAAATAGTATGTAAATATTTTACTAAACTTAATTTTGTATTCTTATTTTCATCCTTAAAAACATCAAATTTTAACAAACCCTTGAATAATACAATATTGTTTAAAAAATCAAATTCAGTTGTTCTTGCCTTCTTTTTAGCTATTACTTTTGAAATAGATTGCTCGTAATCTTTCAAGATTGGAACTGTTTCTTCAACAAATATTTTCATATTACTCGGGTTACTAAGACCTTTTAAAAATTTTTCTAATTTCCCCACAATACTCTTATTAACATAATCAAATACCAAATCTATTTCATTAAAAAATTTAGTCAAAGTTTTTATCAATTCACTTTCAACCATCGGATTTATATGATTATTTTGATCATCATCAACTAGTTCTGTAGGTTGTTCTGTAGATTGTTCTGTAGGTTGTTCTGTAGATTGTTCTGTAGGTTGTTCTGTAGGTTGTTCTGTAGGTTGTTCTGTAGGTTGTTCTGTAGGTTGTTCTGTAGGTTGTTCATTTAATGTTACATTGGCAATTTGATTTTCCACTTCATCTAGTTGTTTATTATTTGCCATATTAACAAGACTCGATAAAATAGATTAATATGATTACCGCACTGTAACTATTAAAAAATGAAATAATTTGTAATAATATATGATATATGGATAGAAAACATTGTTATTTTTGTTTTATTGATGAACTAGGATTATGTGATGTATGTTTAACGGGTATAAATACATGTTTTAATTGTCTGGCATATGGAAATGGTGGATTATGTTTAAATTGTGAAACAAATGGTGATGAAGGTGTTGATTTAAATAATGATTTATTAGAAATTTTTTATTGGATACAAAGAAACGATTCTTATTTTTTATCAAAAACTAATATACCTTAATATACTATACCTTAATATACTGCAAGAAGCATCATTTACATTACTCGTTTACCAGCACGTAATAACTTTTGAAAATATAACCATATGTAAGCCTTTTGATTATCATTTGTATCACTAGATAACCAAATGTTTCTAATTTTATTTCCAAATAAAATATCATCAGAAGTAAGACCTATTTGTTGTAAATTAACATCATAATTCAAAAAAAATTGTTCATCGCAATTAAATATATATTTTTCATATGAATTAACATAACTCATATACTGTTCTACAACTAATCTAGGGTTGCTACGTCTTATAAAATCAACAGTACTTCGTGTTAAAATAATATCTGATTTGAAAATAAGAAAATTTGTTTCTAAATAATCAAAAAATTGATCTAATATATCATTAAATATTTTTATTTGTACGATTTTACTCATTAATATCATATTATAAATAAAACTTTAAATTAAACCGATAGTAATATATTTATTTTTTTGCGTTAGATGATTAAAACTAAAATAAAAAATTACATTAAAACTGATGTCTAGTAAGGACAAAAAGGTAGAATCAAGTGATATCAAATCTAATTCGCCCAAAATTTTACACGAATTAGGTAAAAAAACAAAACACTTACAGCATATTCGCCACGAAATTAAAAAAAAACGTATATTCTTTGATGAAAATAAAGAACGTTTTGGCTTAGATAATATATCACAACTTGTAAAAGTTAAAAATACATCAGAAGTTAAAGGATATCCCTTTAAAGCAAGTAAAAGCGCATATAATAAAATAACATCTGGAATTCGGTTTGGTTTAAAAGTAGTACCTATAGAAACAAAATATGATAAATCTGAGCATCCTTGTAATTTAGAAAATTTAGTCTTAAAGGAATTAACAGAAAATATAGTTAACAAAAATATCTCTCCTCATATTGCGTATTATTTAGGTACACAGAAAATAACAAACAAAAGTAAAGCATTAAAAATGTTAAATTTAAAACGTTTAGAGGTTGAGGAAAAAATAAGAACGCATTCGAATATGTTAATATCTGAATTTGTAGAAGGTGGAAGTTTAGATAATTGGGTTTACAATACATATGAAGATGATAATGAAATTACAGATGAACAATGGAAAAATATTGTATTCCAATTAGTTTATACAATTTCAATTATACAACATTATTATCGTATGATGCATAATGATTTTCATTATGGAAATATTTTAATAGATGATTCTATTACACCTGGTGGTTATTTTGTGTACACTATAGCAAATCGAACGTATTATATAAAAAATACAGGTATAATTCCTAAATTATGGGATTTTGAATTTTCAATGGTGTATTCTGATAAAATTCCAGAATGTTATCCTAATAAATTTATTATAGGACCATATGATTATGATAAAAAGGCTCATAAAACGTTAATTGATCCAGATCGTGTTGAAGAAACAGAAGATCCTGAAGATTTAAATGTGCCATATAATTATAATGAAGTATATGATGTGCATTATTTCTTGGCTTCTTTATTAGATTTATATATTTCTCAAGAATTGTTTGATTGGATTATTCAATTATATCCAAGAGAAGTTATTCCAGAAGATGATGATTCAACATCATCAAATAGTAGCAGCAACAGTAGAAGCAGTAGAAGCAGTAGCAGCAGTAGCAGCAGTAGCAGCAACAGTAGAAGCAGTAGTAGTACAGACGACAAAAATGATGACAAAGAAGATGGAAAAAAAGATGACGAAATGGAAGATAATAAAAATAAAAGTGATGATTTGGATGAATTAGCAAGGGATTTAACTTTAAGTTCATCTGGTTCTGAAACACAATCAAATACTGAATCATCTGATACTTATACAGATACAGAAGGATCTTATTCTACAAAAGCTACAACTGAACCATTATATATAAGTGAGGGTAGATTAATTAATGGTACTGAGGATTTATTCAAGTTACCTACACCTTTAGAATTATTGGGTGACAAATTCTTTGAATCGTTTACAGTTAAGCCAGATGATTTTGATGAAACGCGTGCCGTGTATTTTAATGCTGGATTTTAAATAAGATTATTTGTTCCGTTTCGTTTTTTTTTTTGATTAATTTATTATATAATCCTCGCTTATGTCAATGTCAATGTCTACAAAAATAGAAGACTTACCAGGTCCTATACCTGAAGAAGTTCGCAATGATTTAAATAATATCCAAAATAATTTTAGCCGTCAAAGTAAAGATCAATACGAAGACGATATTGTTAGACAAAATACATTTCAAAATAGCCAATTAATTGAATCAGCTGTAAATCCGGAAATGTATAGACAATCACCTCAGGAATCAAATATTCAGTTGAATATTAAAAAACGTGTAAAGTTTCAAGATGAAACTAAAGATGAAACTACTGAGAAAGAAAATCAGGGTATTTTAACATTTATTCAAGATCAAGTTAATGAAGATAACTTGTTATTATTAATTGTTTTAATCGTATCATCTAGAACAGACCTTGATCCATATATTAAAAATTTACCTGGTTTAGGTAGTCATTTGACCGACTCGTTAATTTTAGTAACGATCGTTAGATGTTTTTTGTTATTGGTTGTTTATATAGTATTTCGTCAATACATTTTACCTAAAATCAAAGTTTAAATAAATCACTATTTAAATTAATGTTTAATGTTAATTTAAAAATTGTTATACTAAATGTATATATAGATATGGTTTTATGTTATTTAAATGGATCGTTTACTAAAATTTACAGTAAAGAAATAATTTTAAATAAACCTATTGAGGATGCGAATTTTAGATTAATATATGGCGAATATAAGAAATTGGATATTATAGATGTGAATGATATACCTGAAGGTTATCTAAATAATAATTATATTAATATATACAATATAACAAAGACAGAATATTTTGATAATTATATAAGATTTTATTATTATTATCCAGAATACTCAATTTATCCATATTTGGATTACAAAACAATTGACGAAATGAAAAACGACCCTGTAGGAATTGTTTCTCGGCATAATTTTTTTATAAAACCATTACCAAATAATTATACAAAAGCTGTATTAATTGCAAGAGTAGAAAAAACAATAGAGGGTGATAACCCAAGATATTTTATGACCTATTATGTAAATAATACAATAATTGAAAATATTAAATTGGGTAAAAAAGAATCTAAAATTAATACTATAACACAAGTTTTGATTCAACAAAAATTCAATGAAATATTGAATAAAAATGATAATTCCTTATTAAATATTATAAACACTCTACCGACTCTTACAGATAACTCTTTAAAAGATGTAGATGCAGGATTATTATTAGATACTATTTCATTATACAATTATCAGTTAGAAGATATTAAATGGATGAGTAAAATTGAGACAGATGTTTTAAATAATAATAATATTATTAAATATCAATACACGCCTGCATATGGTGTATTAAATAATCAATTCTTATTGCATAATAACAATTTATTTCCAAATTATTTTGATATAAATGCCTATAATACATCCATTGAATTTAAATATTATGGTGGTAATATTATTTCAGAAGTCGGATTAGGTAAAACATTAGTGGTTCTATATCATATTTTAAATGATAATTTAAAAACTGAAGATTTCTATTCTAGATATGTAGAATTTACTGATACATGTAATTATTTTTACAAACGTGGAAAATCAAAAGGGAAAAATTGTATTAAAAGCAAATTTAATGAAATTCATTGTAAAGAACATAGACTTACACCTTTTGTGGATAAACGTTGTATTAATTTTAAGAATCTTCAAGATTTTGATATAACAAATTATATTTACAATAAAGATTCAAAGGATTATATTAAAACAAATGCATCTATAATTGTTTGTCCAAATCACCTATGTGATCAATGGATACAAGAATATTATTCTAAATTCAAAAACAAACATAGAATGATTTTAATTGTAACAAGTGATCAATTTGACAATTTAACATTTGGGGACATTTTGTTTGCAGATATTGTTGTTATATCATACAACTTTTTATTAAACAAACGGTATAAACCATTACCATATTGTAATTTGACAAGTTTTATTGGTGAAAAAATAGGTGTAGATATTTTAGGTAATATGACAATAGAAAACAAACGTAGTTTATTAAATTCAAAAGCGTTAACTTATTTAGATTTGTTTTATTGGAACCGTGTTGTTTTAGATGAAGTTCATGAAATAGACAATATGATGCGAAGTTCTGTTTTAAAATCATCTATTTTAAGTTTAAAGAGTATTTACAGATGGAATATTTCCGGTACCCCATTTGCGAATAAAGTTAATGGATTTATAAATTTAATGGGATATATATCAAATTTTGGCGTGGGAAATTATGATTACAATGATACATTAAATACAGAAATGTTAATAAAACTAGGTATGGATTCAAATATTATTGATGAATGCAAGTTTTTATTTAGAAGAAATACAAAGAATTCTATAAAAAACGAATATAGTGGTAATATTATAAGGGATTTTGTACATAAATTAAATTTTACTACACAAGAAAGATCTATATATGATAGTTATGTGCATTCTAATAAAACAAATTATTATAATTTTTTGATTAAATTATGTTGTCATCCAGAACTAAATGTAGACACTAAAGAAATGATCAAAAATTGTAAAACATTTGATGAAATTCAGAAATGTATGTTGGATTATAACAAAGGTTTGATGGAAAAGGAACAGACAAGTTATAAAAATGCAAATGATGACATTAAACATTACGAAAATGAAATTGAAAAATGCAATATAGAAAATGAAATTGAATTAGAAGTGATAAACGCATTACGTATAAAATTAAATACGGCAAAACGTCAATATACTGTTCATAAAAAAAATTACGATGAAATTGCCAGAACATTTAATTATTTAAAATCGTCTATTGAAAATTTACGATCTGATGACAATGAAATGACTTGTCCTATATGTTTAGATGATATAGATAAAGAAAGTATTGTTATAACAAAATGTGGTCATAAATTTTGCTGGGATTGTATATATGAAACACACAAAGTACAAGCAAATTATCAAAAATCTTGTCAAATTAAATGTCCAACGTGTAATTCAGTCATGCAAAATAGTGAATTGTATTTATTAAAGGATCAACAATCGAGCGTGGATACAATTACAGATTTAGATATCTTGATACAAAATACAAAATCTACTAAAATCGGCAATATTATTTATTTTTTGAAAACAAATTTAAAACAAGGAGATAAAGTCATTTTATTTTCTCAATGGGATGAAATGTTAAAAAAGATAGGAACAATGTTGACGGCTCAAAAAATTAAAATTGTTTTTTGTAATGGAACTGTATATCAAAAGAAACGTGCAATTAGTAGTTTTTGCAAAGATAATACGATTAATATTATTTTATTGTCATCAAGAAATGCTGCTAGTGGTATTAATTTAACACCAGCAAATAAAATTATATTATTGGAACCAATATATGGTAGTAAAGAATATAGATACAATATAGAATCACAGGCAGTTGGACGAGCTGATCGTCTTGGTCAAAAACGTCCAATTGATATTCATAGATTTATAATTAAAGATACAGTAGAAGAAGACATTTTGAACAATTGTGTAGATGATACAAAACTCAAACAATTATCCTTAAATTAATAATTAATTTACAAGTTTCCAGAATTTTTTATTTCGAATAATACAAATAAAAAATATACTCTTATTATAATATGTTAAAAAGAAAAACAGGTAATGAAGATAACAGTAGTGGTATGACTAGTATTATCATTTTGGCATTATGTGTTTGTTGTATATTCGTTAGTGTTTCAGCAGGGATTGCTATGTATTTTTCTTTTAAGAAAAAGGAAGCTCCATTTAATAAAACTCTATTAGAATATAGAGATAAAACTGGATCTCATATTATAAAAAGTTTGCCTTTTAATGTAAAAGATGCATATTATTTAAATATGCCACTAGCAACTAAAAAATACAGTTTTAAAGGACGAGCTTGTTCAGATGATGTTTGCGATGATGTAAACTTGAAAAATGTTGAGGCTATTAATTTATATTACGAAGATGGAAATTTATTAACTGGAACATTGCAATATAAAGAGTAATAAATTCCAAGACAACCATTGATCAAAAAATACATTAATATAAAAATGAATATTATACATATTTTTTTTATAATGTGTATAATATATGATTTGCGAAAATACGTTGAATCAAGGAAACTATAAAAAACATATTTTAAATAAAATAGAAGATATTTATATCTTTGGTACATCCAAGGAAGATGTTGATTATATAATTAAATTTTGCAAATTATTGACTGAAAATTATAAAAACCAGTATTTTTTTAATATTATATCTGATTTAGAACAAAAATTTATATATTCATCATCTGATATCTATGCATTAAATGACCTAGATAAAATTAAAAACTTTATAAAATATAGTTTAATAATTTAAAAATAATTTAAAAATAATTTAAAAATAATTTAAAAATACAAGTTTTTAAGTTATAAATGTATGATGATATAGAACAAAATTACAATTCACAAGACAATCTTGAAAACAATGTACAAGACAATCTTGAAGACAATGTACAAGACAATCTTGAAAACAATGTACAAGACAATGTACAAGACAATGTACAAAACAATGTACAAAATATTAAACAAACAAATTCTGTAGGTATTCAAACAAATTATGAAAAGTATATTTCATTTAAGCCATTACCTGAAATCAGTAATTCTGAATATGAAGATGTATATTTTAAACATCTTATGTTTGCTAACCAAACGTATTTTGAACATTTCAAAGATGCAATACAGTATAGTTTTATTAGTTTAAAAGCAGCCGTTTACTTTTTTTGTCATGCAGTTTGGCCAGATATATTTACAAAAGCTGGGTCTGATATTATACATGGTCTTAGTGAAAAAATTCATGAAAAATATCATAATAGAATATATGAAATTCTAGAAAACCAAAACAGATTGGGAGAATAAACTGAAATAATTTTATTATTCATTAAAAATAATGATTAATAAAGATGAATTTAAAAAAGGTTTGAGAAAATATGTAATTTATGATCTTGATATATATGATAGTAGTAGTACAAGTGTAAAAATTTTTCAATATCCAGTTCATATGCTTTTTTTTTGTTTAGATAAATCGAGTAAAATGTTTTTTACATTGTATAAATATATGGATGTATATATAATAGTATACGATTGGAGTGGTAATTTATATGATGATTTAAAAGACTGTGATGATGAAACGTTTTATGAAATAATTACATATTTATTTGAACGTATAAAGATATATAATAATTTAAGTGATATTAAGATTACAAATACTTATTTATCAGAAGAGTTTAATCATTTTTTAAAGAATAATTAATTACTTTTTTGGTCTAAAAATAATTTTTCTAAATCGATTCATTTGTTTATCTAGAATAACATTATCAGTTATATGATTAAAGTCAAATCCTATAAGACGTTGTATTAAAAAATAAATTGCATATACACCACATTCATTGTTTTCATATTGATGTTTTTTAGAATTAAGACAACGTTTATAATCTAATCCATATGATTTTATGTATTTATAAACAGTATCTATAAATGTTTGTATATTTTTATTAGGTCGTCTTGCTGCAGAATCATAATATTCTAATGTTTTTGATGTATTGTCTATCAAAAATGTTACCCAATGACTTCCTGGTTGGTTATGTTCGTCTAAATTAAAAACTACAGCGATTCTTTTATGATCAAAAATTTTAGAATAATCCACACTAGTTACTTTATAAAAATCAGATGGGAGAGCACCTAAAAATTTAAAACTTGGATCAATATCTTGATATTGTTGTAAGACATTATTTATATCTTGTGTACTAAGCCATGCATTTTGAGTACGTGTCATTTTTGGCTTGAATGTAAACCACGTTAATTTTTCCCTTAAATTTTCATCTTGAATTTCTTTAATGAAATCTAAATCTATCCAACAATATTCATAAGGACATAGATATTTTAATCTTTTATATATAGAATACCATAATTGACGTTTTGTTTTATTGTTTATTTGTATTGGTGTTTTTGGATTACATGATATACGATTTTGTTTGCTACCACCTTGTCGAAGGTCAGCTTTTACTGGACAACTTTTATTTTTTAATATATAATTATTAAACGCCATTGCTATTGTTTTTAACTCGTCAAATTCAAAACACGTATAATGATCTTTTATATCAATACTAGGTGAACAATACGACATATTACTTATTATTACCATACAAATTAAAATTTTACAAATTAAAATTTACAAATTAAATTTACAAATTAAAATTTTATTTAAAAACAAAAATTATTAGAAAATTATAAATGTACGAAAGTTGTGGTCAAGAATATTATGATATCTTTATGAAACAATTCATGCAAACCTTGGGTCAGTTGGGTGCTGCTGTTGTAACATCAACATTAGCTGTGCCAGTGTATTCTTATTATACTCGGAATTCACTATTATCTAAAAAAGAATGTATTAATGAAGTGTATAGTACTGAAAATGAATTTAATAAAAATTTAAATGAATCAGACAATATTACAGAAAAAGATATTACAGAAAATAAAAGAAAATCAAACGATGAATCTGATGATACTGATGACACTGATGACACTGATGATACCGAATAAATAATATTGTACATAAAAATTTTTGTAAAAGATTTAGTTTAAATCAATTGTCATTATAAATAATAAATGACAATTGAAACAATTTTTTGAAAAATATCATAATTTGACTATACCATTAATTATTTGTACAAGAATATGTATGGAAAATGAAATTGATTTTAAATAGAATTTAGTAAAAGACATGGATAATTTCGTTCAACAATTTGATTTAAAAACAATAATTAATATAGATTAATATGGAAAATAAAAAAGTAGCGCTCGTAACTGGGATTTGCGGACAAGATGGAAGTTTTTTAGCAGAATTATTATTAGAAAAAGGATATATTGTACACGGTATTATGAGACGTGCAGCTACATTTAATACTCAAAATATAGATCATATTTTTGATAAATTAAATTTGCATTATGGCGATATTACAGATAGTATGAATGTTTTTAATATTATATCAAAAGTTAGACCGTGTGAAATTTATAATCTCTGCGCAATGTCACATGTGAAAGTGAGTCATGACATTGAAAATTATACCTTTCAGGCAAATACACTAGGTGTTCTCAATATATTACAAAGTGTTAAAAATTTAGGAATGGAAAAAACATGTAAAATTTACCAAGCGTCAACTTCTGAAATTTATGGCAATATTACAGATGGTAGTTTTAAATTAAATGAAGATTCACCACAAAATCCATGTTCAGTGTATGCTATATCGAAATATGCAGCACAACAATTATGTAATATGTATCGTGATGCGTATGGGATGTTTGTTGTGAATAGTTTACTTTTCAATCACGAAAGTCCACGTAGAGGTGGAACTTTTGTTACAAAAAAAATTACTAATTATGTTGGAAAATATTATAAAAATAATTCAATTAAACCTTTAGAATTAGGTAATTTAAATGCTATGCGTGATTGGTCTCATGCAAAAGATATGTGTTATGGGATATTCTTAATGTTACAACAAGAAAAACCAAAGAATTATGTTTTATCTAATGATACAACCCATTCTGTTCGTGAATTTGTTGAATTAGCATTTAAAGAAATTGGCGTTGAAATTGTATGGCGAGGTGATGGTGTAGATGAAGTAGGTATTAAAAAAGGAACAGAAAATGATTTAGAACCACATATAATTGTAAAAGTTAATCCAAAATATTATCGTGATATTGATATAGAGTGTTTAATCGGAGATTCTTCAAGAGCAAGAAACGAGTTGAAATGGTTACCAAAATATAGTTTTGAAGATTTAGTAAAAGAAATGGTTCAATCAAGTTTAATTTAAAAATAAAATTAATGAAAAAAGAATAATAAATATATTCAAAAGAATATTGGTTGCAAATACTATTACAAATTAGTTAGTTTAAAACATTTTATATTTTTATTGAAGAAATGTAAAATGGAGGTAGATAAAGATATAATTATCGCTGAAGAAATAGTAGATAATGATAATGATAATGACAAAGAATCTAAATCTAAATTTAGTTGTATATTATGTAAAAACGATGATTTAGGTTATGCATTATCTTATTGTATACAACCAGAATACAAGTATTGTAAAAATTGTTTTCATATCCAATCGTCTTTACCAGTTATAAATTACAAGGGGGTAAAAATACAATATAACAATGATTCTTTTACAGAATATGTTTTATCACAAATATTAGAAATGGAATTTGATCAGGAAAGTGATATTAAAATATTAGTTTTAAATGATACTAATACTAAACTGGTAGATGTTATTTATGAAAAAATGATGGAAAAGGTAAATAAATATCGTATAAAAATGATTTCAGCTTCACCATTATATAATAAAAGTTTTTTTTCACAGCACACGCATAATAAATTTGCATTGACAGAATATATATCAGAAATTTTATGGAACGAATGGGGTAAATTTGATGTGATAATATTAAATGATATGTTAACATATACAAAAAGTCCGTCGGAAATATTACAGTGTTGTAAAAATTTAAGTCACAATAATACAACTATATTATCAGTCAATTTACATACTTCTATAATATACAATATGGAATTATTAAATATGGATGTTAATGTAAATAATATTTTCAATACAAATTCTTTAAAACGAGCTTGTTGTAATGCAGATTTAAAATTAGAACAGGCTTTAGTAGTTGACGAAATTTGGGTCTTTTCTAAGATTAGTGGATCTAGCGAAGATTCAGTTAGTAAAGATGTTGTCGATAAATTATATGATGAATTGATATGTAATATTTATGAAAACGTTTCATATGATACAAATGATACATATTGGTATAATTATTTTAAAAATCTAAATATTACATTAAAAAAATACAATGATATTGGTTATCAGTTAGTATTAATAGGTAATCTTCCAGAGAATGAAAAATATGGTGATATAGAATATGATAAATATATACAAGTAAAAGATTTAAATATGATTGATAGTATATGTGGTAACGTATATACAGTAATAGTTATTACAGATTATAATAATACAAAAAGTATACGTGATACTATAATTAAGTATTCTAAAAAATCTTTTGTTATTTATGATTTATTTTATTTGATAGGTTACGAATTGCAAGCAATGTCCTTTTAACTTAATATGGAGGTGGGGATATTTCAGAAATTTCAGAAATATCTTTAGGTATTGGGGGCATACCTCCTGCCCCAATCATTGCTATTACAATAAAAATACTACATAAAATTATACAACTAATACTTATAATTGGTCCGGCAGAACCAGCTGATGCCAAACCACCCATAATATCCGCTAGAGGATTCATTCCTTTTGCAACTTGAGATGTTTCAGTTGTTGTAGTAGATGTAGTTTTATTTTCTACACCAGCACCTTGTTCTAATTTTGCACCAAATCCAGAAAGACATTCTCCTAATACATCATTGGCTTGTTCAAGATTTGAATCTGTTACATTAGATCCAACAATATTGATAACATTTTCTTGTTCAACATCCATAATACAACCACTGATAACTTCATTGACATCTCGTTGAACAGAACTAAAGTTAAATTTGTTTTGTTTTTCAATTTTTGTATTACTTTCAGCTTCTGCTAGACCAATACCTGCAGAAGCTTGTTGTTCTAAATTAGCTTTAATAGCCGACATCACCTCATTATTAGCTTTTGTTCCTTTTGTTGATTCAATTGCTGTTTGTAATACACAAGTATTCTTTGCAGCATTTTTTTGACTTGTATTCAACTTGGTAACATTAGAACCAATAATATTAAGAACATTTTTTTGATTAGTTTTTTGTTCACAAGTATTTTTAATCTTATTAAACGTTTCTTGTGTCATGTTTAAGTTTGTTTCATTGAGTTCTTTAATATTAACATCAGATTTAGTTTTAGAAGCTCCCATCTTTAATATTATTTATAAATAAAATAATTATAATGAATTTTTTTATTTATTGTAAAAAAAGGCTAAGATCTTTTTAATTTAGTGGGCTCTTTCAGTCTTATTTTTTAATTTTAAATGGTACAAATACATATTTGAGTTTATCTCTATAAGAAGTACAAGATAAATATATGAAAAACTGTAAATAACTTAACTTTTTATTTTTTGATATTTTTGTGTCTACATCTTCAATAAATGCATCAATGACACTGCTTGGTAAATGAATAACCAAAATTCGTCTAAATACAGTAACTAATCCAGATAAAGCTTCTGATGTAAAAAATTTACATTGAGAATCATATGCTTTTTGATCTTTTGCAGAAACATTATTACATTTTGTTCCTACATTAGCTTTAAAAGCATAAAAACGGTCTTCAATTAAAGACTTGAGTTGAGTTAAAGTTTCTATCTTTAAAGGCTCAATGGTACGTGTTTGTTTTTTACCACCTACTTTTATTTCTATTTGTTTTGCAGCACCTCCTTCCTTTCCTAAATATAATTGCATAGGTAATTCTATAATTAATCGATTATCTGTATATAGGTAATATTGTCTAACTGTTTGAAGTTTACATTTACACGTTGCAGGTGAATTCTCACATTCTTTTATTTCTGTGGCTTTACACTGTCGTAACTTTTCATCATTATAATTCATATATTGATCTGACCAACTTAAATATAACCCATCAGGATTCATACCGATAAATTTATGGGGACCGATTTTAAATGTAGATAAATCAGTAGAAAAATCAACTTGAACAGGTGTGAAATAAGCATCATCGCTTGTATACCAAGGATTTAATATCATTGATGATAAAGGAAGATCATTTTTTAACATATTCTGATCAGGTAATACCCAATCACCATTAAAAAATTTCTGAAATGATTGAATCAATTTACCAGGACCACCATATAAAGTAAGAGCTTGTTCTCTAAAATTAGGATCACTTATCATTAATGGATTAAAAGCACAGTATTCTATACTATATACACCATCATTGCCAAATAAACTCCCTGTATCCTTATCAATAAGTGTTTTACCCTGTTCATCTGTAATATCACATAATCCATTTTCCCACAAATAATCTATATGAAAAATCTCCATATAACGATCGTGTAAATATTTCACACCCATTACAATAGACACAATTATTAATATTACACATACACAACCACCTAAAGCAATATAGGATTTTGTTTTCATATTTATATCTTACTTGTAATTATAAAATAAATTAATTACAAGATATTTAAAACTAAATTAAGCAATTTCTAAACGTAATGCTTTTGATTTGTCAGAATGTTTGATAACGTGATTATTATCATCGACACTCATATATTTATCATCGTAAAACTTGACATAATAATATTCAGCTTCTTTTTCTAACGCTAGTTTAGCATTAGGAGCATAAGGATTAAAGCTATTTACCTTTATCATTTCATCTTTACAACTATCACCAAAACAAGAAGCAATATAATATCCTCCTTTTGACAAGGCAATCAAATCATCACTAAACTTCATTACACTAAATTGTTCAGCTTCTGTTTTGTTAGCTGTCAAACATAAATGTTTTTCTGCACAAACTTTAGCAAATTTTCCAGTTGATGTTTTCAATGTAACACGTTGGTTAGTTTCAAATCCTTCTCGTTTTGTATTGTTTTTAATGTAAACCCACCAATAAAGTACGGCTAAAGCCAATCCAACATATAACCAATTAATCTCAATTTCAAATAATTTCATTTTAATATATTATAACAAAATATTTTAATTTAAGTAAAATTATATATTAAATTAAATTAAAAAAGCGTTTATTATGTTTAATTAAATCAAAAAGTGGTCGTTACCCTTTGAATTATTTAATAAACATAACACTAGATATACTAAGTGACATACACAATAATATTAATACAAATGCTACTATAACACCTGCACCATAAGTATATAGTTGCGTTACACTTTGTTTTACTTTTGGATCTTGTGTTTGAACATTTTCTCCTCCACAAGAAGCTTGATTAAATGACGATCCTGTAATATTACTACCTAAAGCCGTAATAGAACTCTCATCAATACAAATATCTGGACATTTTTCATCTTTAACAAATTCAAATTGATACGCTTTAGCATTTTTATTACAACTTTGCGCCCAACATTTTATTGGTGCTGCTCCTAATTTTGGATCTGGCGCACTTGCTAATACTTGAGTGGAACAACCACAAAAATCTTTATTTGCATTATAGTTTGTAATATTGTTACAAAAATCTTGAACCTTTACATCGCAATCACGTGATGAGTTGACACACTCTTGAGGAACACCCATTATTATAAAATACAAAGAAATTAATTTTTTACAATGTAGTAATTGAAGCATATTTTACTTTTTTTAATCAAATAGAATTTCATTTTTTACCAAACCACTATTTACCAAACCACTATTTACCAATTCATTCCAGTTTTTTTTAAACATAGGTCCATCTGCTTTATATAACCAATGTAACACTAACCTTCCAATAATTCTTGATGCATTGTTTTTAATCCTAAAACGACTTTTTATTCGACGTTGTATTCTACGAATTGCTTGATAACCTAGCAAAGTAAAGTTTACTTTCTTGATATCAACATTATCAACGAATTTTATTGGATTATAATTACAGTGGAGTTCTTGTAAACTGTTAGGTAAATTTTCCAATCGATATATTTTGTTACTACTACAATCAAGTTTTTGTAAAAATTTTGGTAAATTCTCTAATCGAGTTATCCTGTTACTACCACAATAAAGTATTTGTAAACTATTTGGTAAATTCTCTAATCGAGTTATCCTGTTACCACGACAATCAAGTTCTTGTAAACGGTTAGGTAAATTTTCTAATTGAGTTATCCTGTTACTATCACAATAAAGTATTTGTAAACGGTTAGGTAAATTCTCTAATCGATTTATCTGATTACCACGACAATAGAGTTCTTGTAGACAATTTGGTAAATTTTCTAATCGATTTATCTGATTACCACGACAATCAAGTTCTTGTAAACGGTTAGGTAAATTTTCTAATCGAGTTATGTGATTACTATAACACTCAAGTATTTGTAAACGGTTAGGTAAATTTTCTAATCGTGTTAACTGATTACTACCACAATAGAGTTTTTGTAAACTATTTGGTAAATTCTCCAATCGATTTATTTGGTTACCACGACAATAGAGTTCTTGTAAACGGTTAGGTAAATTTTCTAATCGAGTTATCTGATTACTATAACATTCAAGTTTTTGTAAACGGTTAGGTAAATTTTCTAATCGTGTTAACTGATTACTACCACAATAGAGTTTTTGTAAACTATTTGGTAAATTCTCCAATCGATTTATTTGGTTACCACGACAATCAAGTTCTTGTAAACAATTTGGCAAATTTTCTAATCGTGTTAACTTTTTAAATGATATATTTAATTCCATGTAATAAAAAATAAAATTGAGTAAAGAAATCAATTTTTACCAAGCTACTGTTCGTTTTTATCAGAATATTTCATTATTGGTAGTTTATAATATGGATATCTTGGATATAAAACAATTAGCTTTGAATAATAATATATATAGTCTTCCATTAGAAATGTTGATATCCATTTTAAAATACACAGATGTAATAACGGTTAGTAATTTAAGTTGTGCAAATAAATATTTTAATAATACAATAAACAGTAATTTATGGGGGATAATAGACAAGTTACATAAACACACGGATACAATTTTAATACCAAAAACGATACGGACATATAACAAGTATCGTTATTTGGTAGATTGGAATAATATAATAATGTATAATCAGCAACATAATAAAATTATACCTGAAGATGTAATCATTTGGATACCAGATATACAAGATTTACAAACAATTGCAGTATATCAAACTTTATCTGAAGAAATTATAAGAATGTTATATAATAGAATAGAATGGTCAACTTTGTTGTCAAAACAACTAATACCATTAGATATTATTTATTACATTGTTAATTCACAAAATGACACCTGGTCATTGAGTAATGCTGATTGGTTTAATATATGGTCATATCAGAAAGTAGATTGTGCATTTGTAACAAGATTTATAGATAAAGTAGAATGGTATGCTTTATCTACGAATAAAGAAATGGTTTCATTTGATTTTATAAATATGTTTGGAAAACATATTGTTTGGCAAGAATTCACAAAACATAGTATTCATGAAAATATATTAGAATATTATACAGATAAATTTGATTTTGTATGTTGGAATAATATTTCTAGATATACAGAATTGTCAGATGCATTTATGAAACTTCATTTAAAAAATTTAGATATAGGAACCTTAATAAGATATCAATCTATATCCCAAACTTTACTAGATGAAATGGTAAATAACTTTAATGATACTGATATTGATTTTTATATGCAAAATATTGGTACATATCAAAAAATATCAAGGCAGTTTATAACTAGATTTAAATATTGTCTTTCACTTCGAGTATTGATACGAAATAAACTGATACCTAGATCAGATATTCATAATATATATGGTAATGGTAATGGTAATGGTAATGGTGATGGTAATGGTAATGGTGATGGTGGTTCTTAATAAAAAATTGATTTTATAACAATAAAAGTATTTTTAAAATTTATAACTATGTTACATTTAGTATTAATCTTATCATTTTTTTGCACATCAGTGTATTGTGAAGGATATTATTGTCCTTATAGTGATTTAGGATCAACACTTGGAAATGAATTATTATACGATTATTATTTTGACAATGACGGTACATATTGGACTAGAAAGGGAGAAACTGGATGGATGACAGTAACAGAATATTGTAAAAATAAAGCTGATACCTCTCTTCATTCTGATGCTGGAGAATGGAAATGTAATGATAGTCATTTACTTTGTATTTGGGATGGTAGTACTTGTAATTTTAATCAGGACAGAAATCCTGATTGTAAAGAATTATGTAGAGCTATTATAAACAATATGGGTCCACAATGTTTGGGAAATTGTGCAGGTAATAGATCATCAAATACATTATATTCACAATTTTGCGAACCTAGTTTACAATCAAATACTGTTAACAATACAAAACCACATGGACATACAGATAAACAAGTAAAAAACAAAAGGATTGCAGATAGAAAAAGAAAGTGTCGTATATTATAGTTATAGTTATAGTTATTTAATAATGTTATAAAAACATCATTAAATCTTTATTTAAAAACAGCTTATTTATAACTAAGTAAATGAAAGTATTAGTAACAGGAGGTTATGGTTTAGTAGGAAGATCTTTACAAAAAGTTGTAAAAGGTTCTGGTACAAATTACGATTTTGTTTTTTTATCAAGTAAGGATGGCGATTTACGAGATATATATGCAGTTGATTATTTGTTTAAGGAACATTTACCAGATGTTGTGGTGCATCTTGCGAGTTGTGTAGGTGGTGTTTATGAAAATATGTCAAATAATTATGATTATTTTCTTGATAATTTACGTATAAATACAAATGTTGTAGATGCTTGTAATCGTTTTGGTGTAAAACGTTTAGTTAGTTGTTTATCAACTTGTATTTTTCCGGATCGAGGAATTACTTATCCATTAACAAGTGATCAGTTACATAATGGTTTACCACACGATTCGAATATAGGATATGCTTATTCAAAAAGAATTTTACATTTGGCAGGTGATTTATTAACTAAAAAAACAGGTAGTAATACAACAGTTATTAATTTAACACCAACAAATTTGTACGGTGATTATGATAACTATAATTTAAAGAGTAGTCATGTAATTCCTGGCTTAATACATAAGACATACATTGCTAAAAAATCACATAAAAATTTAGTAGTATACGGTACAGGTAATGCTTTAAGACAATTTTTATACGTAGATGATTTATCAAGGGTTATTTTAAGATTTATAGATTATAATTATATAGAAAAAAGTATTTCATGTATTGTTAGTCCATCTGAAAGTTCAGAAGTTTCTATTCGAAATTTAGTAGAAACTATAACAAAAACATTTGATTTTACAGGAAAAATTATTTATGATACATCGTATTCTGATGGTCAATATAAAAAAACTGCTACAGATTCTGAATTGATGTATTATCTACCAGATTTTAAGTTTACAACTTTAGATTCTGGTCTTAAAGAAACAATAGATTATTTCCAAGAAAATTATGATAAAGTTAGAAAATAAAGATAAAAATAAAGATAAAAATAAAGATAAAGATAAAAATTAAATTGGTAAATAACTAACTGGATAATTTTTGAAAACCTTTACATAAGCTAATACAAAATTAACAAATTTATACAATTCTTGATTAATATTACCATAACCTATAATATCATATAATTTGTAAAGATCAGTATCTTTAGAGTCTTCATCCAAAATAGACTGTACATTTCTATTAAGTATTATAAAACTACTAATGTTAAATATATTTTTAAAATAATCCAAGGAAATCTCACTTAAATTTAAAATTTTACCGTCTTGGGGTTGTTCGTCTTGATCGTCTTGTTCGTCTTGATCGTCTTGTTCGTCTTGTTCGTCTTGGTTTTGTGTGTTATTTTTTAAAAAATAAGACATTAATGTATATTTGTGATTGCTTAAATTCATTATATTAAATTGTAGGACATCATCTATATCGTCGGTAGTATGTGATATAGAAATGGCAACATATCCATTATAAGTTTCATAAATAACAAAACTATATATGGGAGAAAACATATAAGATAAAGAAAATTCCTCAATATCATTGGTATTAATATATACTACAAGTAGTTTATCACAAGTTAACATCCATGTATCTGTATATATCTCTTTTTGTATAGTATAATCAAATGTGACATTATTAATAGAAAAGGTCTTATTTTTTATAAAATTATAACAGAAATCATCTAGGTAATAAAAACTAATATAATATGTATATAATATAATTGTTTCGCATTTTTCATCAATTGAGTTATCACAATCTATATATAAGCCTTTTAAAAATTTATAGAATTTCCTATTTTTAATAAGTGAAAATTTTTTAGCCTTTAACATAACGTAACTTACATTCTACTAATATATTTATTTACTATATCAAACCAAAGAAATTGAATTACAAATGAGAAAATGTAAAATTAGATAATAATGGATGAATTAGCATATTCTTTAAGTATAATATCATTGATATTTTACAGTATTGTTTATGTACCGCAATTTTTTGTAATATACAAATCAAAATCCTCATCAGGAATATCATTATGGATGTTATTATTGTGGACGCAAGCAGATGTATTAAGCTTGATAGGGACAATTGTATTGCATATGTATACAAACATAATTATGATATCGTGGTATCATTTTATAGTAGGTGTTTTGATGATTGTTTTTGTTTTATATTACAGAGATAAATACAATAACAACTACGAATACAAAATTCAAGTGTTGTCAACAATTATTTTTATATGTGTGAATACTGTAATTTGTGTTATTTTAAATGTAATTATAACAAGATCACATGATTTAATTGGAGAAATAATTGGATGGGTAACTACCGTATTTTATATAGTAGGTAGATTTCCACAAATGTGGTTAAATTATAAAAATCAATCGACAGAAGGATTGTCAATTTTAATGTATGTATTTACAATTTTAGGAAATGCTACTTATACAGCTGTAATTACAATCGACAATGAAACTATACAATCTAATATGCCTTGGATTGTATCAAGTGTTGTAATGATAGTATTAGACTTGTATATTATATATCAACACTATTATTACATTGGATTACAATCAATCATTTTTTCAAGTATTTAGTTACATTAAGAATTATTTAAAAACATATTTTATTAAACAATATCAAGTTGTATAAAATATGCGATCAATAGAATATTTTGATAATAAACAAGATGCGTTAGCTAAAATAACACCGTCAAAAAAACTATTATGTAATCGCAATATTAAAAAGTTTTTCTTGGCGGATAGTTACGATACATTTTTAAATGTTATAAAAAGTAACAAACGAAAAGATTTTTACGAGTGTATATCTTCACAAACTCCGGTTTGTTTTTATTATGACATTGAAATTTATAAGAGAAATATTGTATCAGAAACACCGAATTCACAAGATAATACTTTAAATAATAATGCAAATACGGTTATAGAAACAGATTCTGATTTTGTAGTTAATTCTGATGTTGCAATTGATTATTATTATAACTATGAAACAATTTTAGAAGTTTGTATAGAAAAGACTAAACAATTAGTAGAAACACAATATTCGGATACAATTATGCGGAGTATTATATTAGAATCTCATTCAGATAAAAAACGTTCATTCCATTTAATATTACGTTTTTACAAAGACGATAAAGAAATAGTATTCAAGGATGTAAGTATATTAAAAGAGTTGTATAAGAAATTTGGTTTAGACAAATACAATGATGATAATAACAAATATATAGTAGATCCAAGTGTATATAGAGAAGGATTATTTAGGACATTATACAGTTCAAAGCCAAATGAAGATCGTCCATTAGTAAGATCAGATGCAAGTGATGAATTTGAAGATATAGAAACATTTGTAGGTTATATATCTACAGAAGAATATATTATATTTGATCGTCGTGATTTAGTAGATGATATAATAGACTTGACAACAGATCAAAAAGTGCAAAAATTAGTTGTTGTAAATGTTCCAGAAGAGTTGAATAATCATGACAAAGCAACTTTAAGGAAATTTGTACAAAGAGAATTCCACCATTTTCCAAACAGAATAAGAGATGTATTTATAGATAAACATCACAATTGCATTATCATTGCTTTAATGGAACGTTATTGTCCATTTTTAGACAAGGAACATAGAGGTAATAATCAATATATAGTTATAGATACATCAAGTGCTAAACAAAAATGTCATAACACAGAATGTAATGAGGATAAATACAATGAAATTAAGTTAGAGAACTATCCGAAAGAAGTAAATGAAATTATAAAAAAGTGTTTAAAAATTAATCAACAAGAATTGGATTTAATAGATCACGCAATAGTAGAGTGCAAAAATTACATTAATGAAAACTTTGATAAAGATGTAAAAGAAGTTCAATTTGATAGAAAAGCCATGATTTTTAGAGGTAATGTTGCAGACAAGAGTTTAGTAGGAATTTTAAAGGGAAAATGTCCAGAATGTAATGTAGAACATCAGATAAGTGATAATGGTTATTGTTTAAAATGTAAAGTATGTTTGGCAGTTTTTCCTAAAAATCAAGTTATTCCATTAGATGATAGATATAAACATTTAAACAGTTTTTGGTTGAATTACAATCAACTTGTAAATCATGGAACAATTAATAACATTATAAATATTTACAACAATTCAGAGCTGGATTTTAGTTGTGATATAAAATTAGACGATAGTATTTTCAAAAATAAAGAAGTAACAAATATTATAAATCAGGTTTTAGATGGTCATAAAATTACAATGATTTCAAAACTATTATTTACAATTAATAAAGATTTCGTGTATTCTCGTAATAATTGGTATTATTTTACAGGAGCAATATGGAGATGTGATAATGATAATATAGAGATGAAAAAATCAATTATAGATTTATCAAAAATGTTTGATAAAATCAAAACACATTATGACAATAAATTTACGGATGAAACAACTATAAATTTGAATAAAAACATAAAAAGTTTAATAAATAAATTTCATAAACCAGGATATCAGGATGATATAATAAAAGGTGCCAAAATTTATAACAATAATGAAAGTTTTATTACAAACTTGAATAGTAAAAAACATTTGGTTCCATTTTCAAATGGTGTTTTTGACTTGTTGGAAAATAAATTTAGAAAAACAAAAAAGGATGATTACATTAATTTAACTGTTAATTATGATTATCCAGAAACAAATAATCCAGAAGTATTAACATTTTTAGAACAAGTTATACCAAATCAGGGTGTAAGAGATTACGTGTTAAAAAAAATGAGTGAATGTTTAAACGGTGATATACCAAATACATATTTCTTGATGTTTATTGGTGATACAGGTGCTAATGGTAAAAGTCAATTGTTAAATTTAATGAAATTAGCTATGGGGGATTTTGGCGAAAAGGTTGAAGTTACATTATTAACACGTAAACGTAACAATGCAAATGAAGCAAACACAGAAAAAATCAAATTAATGCATAAGCGTTTTGCGTTTCTTAGTGAACCAGAAGATGGAGAAAAGATAAACATTGGTTTATTGAAAGAACTAACTGGAAGTGAAGAAATTGTAGCACGTGGGTTATATCAAGAAGCTATGAGTTTTGTAATGGAAGCCAAGTTATTTTTGGCTTGTAATGAACTTCCTGAAATTAAAGGAGAGGATACTGCATTATGGAGACGTATTCGTGTAATAGATTTCCCCTCCAGATTTGTAGATGATCCAAGTGAGTCTGGTGAATATAAAATAGATCGTACTTTACCTTCAAGAATGCGTGAAGACACCACTTGGCGTCAAACATTTATGAAAGTTTTATTAGAATATTATTTCAAGGATGTTAAAGAACCAGTTGAAGTTCAAGTAAAAACTAATGAATATCGTCAAGAAAACAATGATTTTTACAATTGGATGGATGAAAACATAGAAAAATCTAATCACGGTATATTAAAACTAAAAGACGTATGCCAATTATATACTGAAAAACAAAAAATTCATTCGAGTTTATCTAATAAGTATAAAAAAGAAATAGAAAAGTATACAAAGGAAAAATACAAGGACATCAATCACCAATATCGTGATTCTAGTTTTAATGGAGAGCGTTTCAAAGGTTGGTTTGGAATACAAATAAAAGAACTATAAAAAATTATATTATTATATTATATATTATATTATATTATATTAATGGGTCAAGTAGTTTCTTCAGTAAAAGAATCAGATGGATTTTATACACTTACAATAAAACCTACAAAAGTTGACCCCAATAACGTTAATGCACCCAAAGAACAACTAAAAAAGTCATCAAGATATAGAATACCTGGAGGTATAGTGCAAAAAATAAAAACTATAAATTTTAAAAATGAAATAAAATTAACAGAAAATATGAAATTGTCACATTTGGAACAAATTCAATTGATGTGTTCGATGACACCTGGTGAAAATGTCCCGCAATTATGCGATAATTACGATGGGTCTAAACCTAGTTATTTATATTTTTCATTTCAAGATAAAGATAAAAGACATCTAGAAAACACTATGAAAGGCATCTACGCTATGGAAAAAGGTATAGAATGGTCTGCTAAAACAGAAGCTGAAATGACTACACCAAAAGATTACGCATTCCTTATAGATCCATGTCCTGAAGGTTTTACGTGTGCCATAGATGGTGGAAATTTAGATGGTGTATTTTCAAAAGCTCAATCTGGTGCTGGAATTGCATCTTATAGTAGTGGTTTGGCATGTACTATTAGTTCTTTATGTACATTAATTCCTATATTAGCTATAAACGTTAGTTCAAGTGGTTTCAATGCGCTAACAGTCATATTAATCTTATTAATATTATCTAGTTCATCTACGTCTATAACAAACGTAGTTTATATATATAAATTAAAAAATGAAATGTCAAAATAATTTTGAATATAAAATAAAGTTTATAATGAATATAATTTATATAGATTATATTCATATGAATATGATATTACCAACAGAAATCTTGTTGGAAATTTATGATTATTCAAAACCTGAAACTAGGATAAAACTAAATAGCATTTTTGGATGGTCATATTACGTAAAAAACCCATTCGAAAATACAGACACACGAGCAAACGTGAAATTCAAAACACTTGTTATGGGAACCACATTCCACAGATATGCTAGTTATCGAGGTGCAACTATTATACTTCCAATGTAAATTAAAATTACACAAAAAGTTTTTTATAGACAAATTGTATACAACATATGAGAATCATAGAATACATATTATGTACATTGTTTGTTTTTGTTTTATTTAATATTTTATCAAAGTATTGGCGTTCATCAAATTCTGATAAAAATTTTATAATAAACACGATAATAAGAGGTTGTGCAAGATGGGCTGCGGCTAGTTTGCAAGACAAAAGTCCACTAGTAGCAGTTTTACACGCAAACTATGCCTCTGGATACTTGTGGGCATTAAGGGACACTTTTTCAGATGAAGAAATTAAACGCTCAAGTGGTGTAAATATTATACAGTTTCAAAAACGAATAACTGACATACAGGACATTGCTACAAAAAGTATGATATCAGTTTGTCCAAAATATGCATCAGATATAGACACATATTTAGGGAAAATTGGTGGAGAATGGAGCAATTAATCTAAAAAATTATTTAAATTGCGGATATAAAAAATGAAAATTTTTTTATTATTTTAGGAATATTAATGGAATGCAAAATGTTATCGTTAATAGAAAACAATAGTATTATTTTACAAGATAATTTGAACGAATATATGTGTGTTTTGGATACTTCTAAACTAGAAAACTTTTCAGAACAATGGAAATATAATAGGAATTTAAGTAATGATAAAATTCAATCTATTTGTAATATTATAAAAGACAAATGTATTTTAGATACAGTATTACACTTTTTTTATGTTAATGATAATGGTGTTGAAAAATTAATATGTTTTGATGGAAATCATAGAAGAGAAGCATTGATTTTATTATATAAAAAGGATAATATTAATATTAATGTATGTTGTTATATTTATAAATGTCAAGATATTAATCATATAGATAAGGAAATAGTAGATAAGTTTAGAATAATAAACCAAATGACACCTATTCCTGACATTTATAATGATATTCTTAATAATTTAGATAATAATAAAACATTAATAGATAAGAAAAATATCATAGAAGAGGTATTTAACTTATATAAAAATAATTATAAATTATTTTATTCTGTAAATTCAAAGTGTAGAAGACCAAATTTTAATGAAACAACATTTAAGGATTTGTGTAACGTATTTGAATTTAATAAAAAAGAGGAATTGGTAAGTTGTTTAGAGAATTATAATTTAGAAAAACAGAAAAAAATAACTTTATCAAAGACATCAATTGCTAAATGTGAAATTCAAAAATTTTATATATTTAGTTAAAAATTTACAAAAAACTTAAGTTATAGAATTATTCCAAAGGGAGTAGCACATACTTTTTATATTTTTAAAATTTATGGTAACAAAAAAATTATTTTTACAACATTTACTACAATTAATGGTTTCAATTAATTGTAGAAAATACAGCTATCTATACAGCTATCTATAATGCTATCTATAACGCTATACAGCTATCTATAACGCTATCTATAACGCTATCTATAACGTCATTTATTGTAAATAACGCTTATTATACTATTTTGTTGTAATTTTATAGGGGCTGATGTTAATGGAGCCCATTCGTTATCATTATCAGAATAATAACACGACTTAAGGTGAAGGTGAAGGTGACTATCTATAATATCAACTGTGTTATTTAAATCTAAATCTAAAATGTCAGCGGTATCATTTAAAATAACATATTTGCGTTGTTTAATGTTATCTATTTGTAAAATACTACTTGACAAAATCTTATACGTATCACCTGGACGTAATGTATTTGTAAAATGTTTAAAAACCCAATATTGGGCTTGAATGTATATACACGTGGGATTTTCAAAATCTATTTTTAATAATCCCCAACTGCTAGTAATGTGTTCAACTTGCCAATATACCCAAGCATCAGGTGATAATGTATCTAAATCTCTAAAAATTTGTCTAGCTAATTTCAAACTATCAGTTATTGTATTATCACATCCTAAACCGTATTCAGATACCCATAGCTCACCTTTATAAAAGACTCGTAATAACCGTCTCCAAATTGTATAATCAAAAAAATTAAAATGAATACCTCGCCAATCAACATAATTGTAACCGTGTACATTAATACGATCTACTAGATTCTTTGGTGAAATCAAGTACCATAATAAAGCAAACAATGAATGTGATTCATCTGCACTAGCAATTTTGATCGATTGATTTTTAACATTTAATCGTTTGACAATTTCTCTTCTAGTATTGTAATCATAAAAACACCCCTCTTGATCTACCTGAGTAGTCCAAAAAGGATTACTTGGTTCATTAAATGGATTTATACTTACTATTGGAAAACTTTTTCCAAGTAATTTATACGATCTATTTAAAAAATCAACAAAACGATTAATACAATCAGATCTTAAATTACAATCCCACGACTTATTACTACCATTTGTATATCTAGATTTTGTCATAAAATATGGAGGACTATTACAAAAAATCTCTACAGTGTCTACACCAGCTTCTACTGCTTTACTTAAAACATTTAATTGTAAACTATCATTTTTCAAATGAAAATTATCAGTTTCATCAATTATACACGGCATATTAGCTCCTAATCTAAAATTTTGTTTACGATTTGGGTCACTACCACCACCTAAATTATATCTAACTATATTTAATGCTAATCCAGATTTGTCAAATAATAAATGTATTAATTTTTCCAACACAGATTCTGGATATTCTATATTTGCCCACCAACAAAGGGATATACCCCAACCAGAAAACTTTTTAGAATTCGTACTGTAATTCATATTACAATTGTAGTTATAATATAATTTGATGTTTCAAACTTACACCTCCAGACCCCCTTCAGATCACCTCCAGACCCCTTCAGAATTATACATTAATTAGTTCCAAACCTATCCATCCTTTATAACGCATACCATTAAACGATGAATCTGTATAAATGTATCTAATATTCTGAAAATTTGACTTTATCCACAACTCTAAATCTATTTTCATACCGTTTGCAACCTTTGAATGTACATTCGGTTTACCCGTATAACTTTCACATACATCTTTTAACCTTAATAAACTATTATGACTTTTTACAACATTTTTATCTAACCAATTGTAAAAATCAGCGTTCATACAGTTATAAGGTGGTGGTGGATTGCTAGTTTCTTCATTGTTTTCATTAACTTCCGGTAAATTTACATTCACACCACCCATCGCCAATTTACTAAGGAGTTCTTCCTCAGAAATATGTTGATACGTAGATTTTAACGTGTCTAACACATTTCCACATATCGCTACAACAGTTTTAATATAACTAACGTTGCAATCAAAAAACTCACGATTTGAATTACAACGATACCTATCTAGTACATAATGTGCACACCTTTCTAATAAATCAGCATTGTTCGTTTCGAAATCTAGTAGTACTTGGATGTCATCTACATTCCCAGTTTGTAAACCCCGGATACGTTTTGATACTACATCCTTTGTCTTACCAACCTTATAAGCTCCTTGTGCATCTGTTTTAATGACATAAACGTGACCGGTTTTTTCAATAGCTTCGTAAGTTTTTTCTTTGTACTTGACTAATTCTTGTTGAGTTTGTTGATGTTCTAATTCTTTTGCTTGTAACAATTGTTGTTGTTCTTTTAGCTTTTCTTCAAGATCGTACTTGCCTCGAAGACGAATTTCTTCTATGACTTCACATACCCAGTCCTGAAATTGTTCGGCAATTTTTTTCCTCGACCTCATAAGTACTTTGTATAATCCTTGTTCTGTAAGAAATGTTGTATTTTGTTTTCTACCAAGGGTGTCGGTTAAACCGACATCACATCTTTGTTTATTATTAAATAACAATACTGTATCTCTTATATTTTTTATTTCAAGTAAATCACCAACATCCTTTGCTTTGAAAAGTGGTTCTTCGTATGTACCATAAACTTGAATATTAAGACCATTGAATTGTTTTACTAGTAAACTTTTCCCATCATTGTTTTCATTTATAATTGTATTGTCCATTGTATTTTTAATTGTATTGTCCATTGTATTTTTAATTGTGTATTTTTAATTGTATTGTTTTTATAATCTATTATCTTTAAATAGGTAAAAAATAAGGAATCTTGCACGTTTTAGACGTTTTTTCAAGGTAAGCACGTTTGTGGTCTCACTATTTTTTAAAAAAGCTTAATTTTTCTTTAAAAAAATAAGGAATCTTGCACGTTTTAGACGTTTTTTCAAGGTAAGCACGTTTATGGTCTCACTATTTTTTAAAAAAGCTTAATTTTTCTTTAAAAAAATAAGGAATTTTTTTGACACGTTTTTAAATTTTTTACGACACCATAAAAAAGACACTTGTAAATTTTTTACTATTTTAAACGATAATTAAGGAATTTTTATATTTTATCTTGTATTTTTTAGAAAAATTTAACATTTTAAAAACAAGCACGTGTATGGTCTTGGGATTTTTTAAAAAAGCTTAATTTTTCTTTAAAAAAATAAGGAATTTATTTAACGAATTTGTAATTTTTTTGGAGACGATGAAAAAAAGTACTTTTAAAATCCTTACAGTTTTAAACGATAATTAAGGATTTTTTAGAAAAATAGGGTAATTTTTAGAATTTTTTAAAACAAGCACGTTTATGGTCTCACTGTTTTTTAAAAAAGCTTAATTTTTTAAGTCAAAATTAAGGGTTTTTTCGTGGCATTTTTGTACCAAACCATAAAAAATTTATACGTTTGCTAATAGCATTTCTCAAACCATAAATCTACAAATTCCTTAATTTTTTACAACTTTTTTACCTTTTCTAAAAAATCCTTAATTATGGTTTCATTTCTTTGTTGTTTTTCTTAATTTTTTTAAGTCAAATTAAGGATTTTTTTTTTGCACTTTTTTGTGATTTCATTATTGGTTTTCTTATGCTTTATATGTATTTCTATTGTTTAATTTTTTTTAAAAAAATACTAAAAAACTAATAAAAAACAATAGAAACCAAAAACGTGGTAGACACCTTCAGATCCGCCAAGCCCCGTCAGAACACCTCCAGATATGGTCTCTCCCGTCAGATCCGCCAAAAATGACCTTTTTTTCTAGAAAAAAATTTTGAGAAAAAAATTAAAAAGTAAAAAGTTGTAAAAAAAATTTTATAGAAAAGAATCCGAAAATTGACGGATCTGAAGGTGCCTACCAAATCTGAAGGTGTTCTGACGGGGCTTGACGGATCTGAAGGTGCCTACCACGTTTTTGGTAACGTCTATAAATAACATAAAAACACTAATTTTTAAGTAATACTTGTAAAAGTTTTGAAGGTGAACTTTTTGTATTCATAGTTTAATGAAAGTTATTTTTAAACCAAAAATTATATATTATTTTGGTTTAAAAATTAAATTACAGATAATTGTAAAACAATTTAATGGTCTTGACATTCAAGTTTATGGTACATACGAAGATCCACTTTTCAAAGCAAAGGATGTAGGTGATTTGTTAGGTATTGATCAAATAAGAAAAACAATTCAGAATTTAGATGAAGAAGATAAAGTAATAAAACCCGGTAATACAGTTACCGGCCTTCAAGAACAATGGTTCCTAACAGGAAGATGGTTTATATGAAGTATTATTTAAACCAGAAATGTTTTAATTATATATTATTTTGGTTTAAAAATTAAATTACAGATAATTGTATCAAATGAATCAAATACCTAGCTTAAGCGAGCTTCAGATAGCACCAAAATCAATAAATTTTAAAGAATTAGTAACATCGAGTAATACTACACTTTCATTACAAATACAAGATAGTTTGGTAGAACGATTAAATACCAATTTCACAGACGATGAACAACGATGGTACGTAGCAAATCTTTATATGTACATGAACTACCATGCAACTAACGACTATCCGATTAATTTAGAGGATGTATATAAAATGATTGGATTTGTTCATAAGAAAAATGCGAAAAGAACTTTGGAGAACAATTTTATAGAGGGAGAAGACTATAAAACTTCACTTCTCCCTAAGGAAAAATCAAGTAATGAAGAAGAGGTTTTGCTGCTCCCTACGGAGAAGCAAAAAACAGATGAAAATAGAGGTGGGCATAATAAAGAAACAGTTATGTTGAATGTGGATACATTTAAGAACTTGTGTATGTTGGCGAAAACGGATCAGGGTAAAAAAATACGTAAGTATTATGTAAAATTGGATAATGTGTATAACGAACTTGTAAAAGAAGAAATATGTCCTGTAATAAACCAACTTACACCTCTCTAATCATAAAATTATTATATATATATATATATAAATGTCACCAGATTTAGCTAATTTACAGTTTTTTGTATCTTCTTCTACTCCTATATTACTTATATTAATGTCCTTACTATACACAGCTAATTCAACATCTACAAATACAACAGAAGCGATAGTAAAGTTTATCATAAGTGTAGTAGTTTTAGTTGTTTCACCATATATATCTGGTCCTCTACTATGCGTTGATGATCGTAGTGGTGGCCTGAGTTGCTTATACAATACATGCTCTAGTTTGTCAGTTCTATTCGTTATTATAGTTATAGCGATGTTTGTAATTAAACCATAAATAATTCTATGGTTTATCCAATTAATTTAGAAAATGTATTTAAGATGATTGGATTTGCCAATAAAGGTAATGCAAAAAGAACATTGGAAAATAATTTTACTAAGGATGAAGACTACAAAATAATATCTATAAAAAACAATCTTGAAAAGCAACTTCTCCGTACGGAGAAGTTGGGTGGCTCATGAATATTACAAGAAGATGTTATGTTAAATGTTGATACATTTAAGAACATTGTGTATGTTGGCGAAAACAGATCAACTTTACACCGTAGTAATCCTCTCTAATCATAAAATTATTATATATATATATATATATATAATATATAAATGTCACCAGATTTAGCTAATTTACGGTTTTTTGTATCTTCTTCTACTCCTATATTACTTATATTAATGTCCTTACTATACACAGCTAATTCAACATCTACAAATACAACAGAAGGGATAGTAAAGTTTATCATAGGTGTAGTAGTTTTAGTTGTTTTACCACATATGTATTCTAAAACATGCGTTCCAAAGGGTCCAAAGAATACCGGTTTACATGGCTTGGATTGCCTGGGTGGTACATCCTCTAGTTTTTCAGTTACATTCTTTATTATAGTTATAGTGATGCTTGTATCAACATATTTCCGAGGAAGAATTATGTGAAAAACTAATGATTAGTGGTGTTAATATGAATATGAATGCGGGTGTGAATGTAAATTTACCGGAAGTTAATAAAATTAATGAAGAAACTAGGAATCCACCACCTCCTTATAACTGTATGAACGCTGATTTTTACAATTGGTTGGATAAAAATGTTGTAAAAAGTCATAATAGTTTATTAAGGTTGTGTGAAAGTTATACTGGTAAACCGAATGTACATTCAAAAATGGCGAATCGTATAAAAACAGATTTAGAGTTGTGGATAAAGTCAAATTTTCAGAATATTAGATACATTTATACAGATTCATCGTTTAATGGTATGCGTTATAAAGGCTGGATAGGTTTGGAGTTACTCGAATAAGTTACTAGAATAAAGTGAATTTACAAATAAAAACTTTTTTTATTGTGATATTTTAATATGAACTTGTTAAATTATTTATTACAAGAATTATACCATTTGAGTAGCTATGATCCATTTGGATTAAAGATGATTTCTAATACAGATGATGTGATGGAAATAAAACAATTATTAAAGAATAATATTAATTTTTACAATCCTGATATGGAGATGATAGATAAATATAAACGGGCTTTTAAAATATTTCAGAAGAATCCTCAAGTATACGAGCATTTTTTTAAAATATTAAAAGTACTTCCGATAAATTCCGTAAATGGAAGAGTATTTATCATAGGTTTTAAAAAGAGTACGCCAGAAGTGGATAACTCGCAGTTAATAGTAAAAGTACCATTAAAGGGAGGTGATTCATTATCATATGAATATTATATAGGTAATGTGATAAATACGTTAAGAGAAAATGCAAAGACGCCTAATTTTTCGTTAATATATGGTAGAATGATGTGTGGTCTTAATACAATTTTTGAGAAAAAATATAAAGATGAAAGTGGTAATGAGAATTTTGTGCAAATTCCTCAAAAGTTATTGGACAATGAAAGGGTAAAAATATGCGATAGTAATTATAAAGATAATATGAAAATGCATTTATTGTATGAATATGTTAGAAATCCAAATACAAAACGTGTTTCATCATTTGAATCCTATATAGATAGATTACTTAATGTTGACAATGAAACGGCTATGTTTATTTTGGAACGTAATATCATAAATATACTTATAATTTTAATGTATAGTTTACAGGTAGCTTATGATTCAGTCCAGTTTACACATTACGATTTACATCCTGGAAATATTTTAATAGTTGAATTGGATGAACCTGAAGAGTTTGTGATAAAATATAAACGTGGTAAAACTATTACTATAGTGTCAAATGTCATACCATATGTTATAGATTATGGTAGGTGTTTTGTTAATCCAGAATTGGCAGTACCAGAGGAAGATGGTATGTTTCATGAATTTGAAACAGGACATACATATAAAAACTTTAGTGAATTTCAAAAAGACTTGTTTGGTGGTATGGTGTATGAATATGATGAATCTAATCCAGATAATAAAGAATCAGTAAGTGTATTAAAACTAGATAAAATGGTGGATAATTATCTAAATAAAATTAAAAAGTTGTATAATTATTCTGAAGACAAGATTAACAAAATGAAAATTCAAATAATAGATACAATTTTGAATAGACATACATCACAAGCTGGTATTAAAAATTATTTTACTAGAAAAGGTAGTGAACGTGTAACTTTGTCAAGGTACGATTTTGGTTTAAATCCCAAACCAAATGAAAAATATGATTTTTTTAGATTAGTAAAAACAGTTATAGATATATTATACGAAGGTAAAGAAACAAACGATAATTTAAAATACGATAAAATGTGGATTCTTTTAGACAATCAATTGACGATAGAATATCCATTTTATGATAATGTATACTATTCTTTACCATGTGATTATCATATAACAGATTATAATAGTATTACAACACGACCTGGTCCATGGAAACATTGGATTATGAAACCAAGTGATATTGGTAGAATATTGTACAACATCATACAAGATGACATATATACACGTGGTAATAAAACTTTAAGAAAACATCAAATTGGTGGTGGAAGTATTCTAAATTTAGATAAAAATCAAAAAAAATATAACGAAAGAGTTAATTATATTAATACGGAAATGAATAGTAAAATTAAAAATAAAACAAAAATAATTTCCGAGGATAACCTTAATAATGAAACTTCTTACAAGGATGATTTTGTTAGTGGTATTAAGGATGTAGGTCCAATGTATGTTACATATGTAGAAAGTGATTTAATGAAACGTATTAATGCTGCAAATATAAAAGACAACCAAAACAAAAGACAAAAAGATTGATAATTACAATACTATTTATATAATTATTTTGTAAACTATATATAAATAAAGATATGGATAAAAATCTTAAAATGAATAATTCAGATTTAGAAAAAGACTCTGTGAAAGTAGATGTAGGGGTGACTAAAACTAAATGGGATATAAAGAAGATGTTATTAATTTATATTCACGAATTTTTTGAAGTGTTTGTTTCAATATTAATTATTCGTTTAGCTATGGATAAGGGTGTAGATATGATGAAGATAGTTAAGGCAAGTGCAGCTATAGGTTTGGTTACATTTATATTGGAAAATTACAATACAGATTTCAATTCAAATATTAAACAAGGTATTACGTTTTCTGTTGGTTCTCAGATGATGTCTACATTTATGAATTAAATTTCTTCAACTTGCGTGTTATTTTTTGTTTCGAACGCCCTTATAGTTTCGTTTGTAGTAGTTATTTGCTCAACATTTAATTTAAGTAATTGTTGTTGAGCATTAGGGAAACATTTATTTATCATATCAAATGCAGTTTGTATTTGTTTTTTATCGTATATATATATTTCTTTTTTATAGTGTAATTTTTTTAAATTTTTAAAAACATGTTTTTCTGCTAAATGACAATTACCAGTTCTAATAAAATGAACAACATCGTATTCTGGATAATATGTATTATATCTTGACAATAATTTTTTTACAACTTGCTTTTCTGTATTTTCTATTTTCATTTTTGTTTTACCAATTTTTACCAATGGTTTTTTACTAACAGGATCTTGCATTCTTGTTAATAAACAATACACATAACCATCATTATAATAACTATTAATCAATTGCGATTGTTGCATAATTTTAATATTAAATATATGTATTTTTAAATAGTAAATACATTTAAAAAAAAACTAAAAAAATCAAGACAAAGTTTAATATATAATGAAACGTAGTGTGTTAGATGGTGTAATAAAATACACTTGTAAGAATACTGAACAATTAGGTATTTTGGTAGAAAAGACAATGTGTGATATAGCAGGAGTAAAATTTAATACAAAAAGAAAATATGATAGATTACCAGAAGATATATACAATGATATATCAGATACTATAGAGCCAGTTTTGAAACGTATGAAGTTGCAACATATAGGTAATTTGAATACAGAATGTGATTTTTTGGATACTAGTAATAATAGTAAATTGTCTGTAAAGACGATAATGTCTGGAAACAAGATATGTCCCCAAAATATAGGTCAATGTAGTTTAGTAAGTTTATCTACAAAGTTATCTTTAGATTGTAGTACAAAAGATGTTTTTAAACGATATTTTATGGAAAACAAAAGTGAAATGTTACAAAATTATTTAGAGAATTGTTTTTGTTGTGATACTACAATAGTGTACAAATTTGATAGGGGATGTATATATGTTATAAATCGTAAGGGAGATGAACGTATAATGTTTAGTGGTAGATTGGAATTTACTACATCTAAAGATTTACAGAGTTGGAATGAATCGAATACAATTAGATTTAATTCTGAATCTAATAACAAACCAAAGTCATTGGGTGAGATTCAGATTCATAATAATAGAGATTGTATAAAGTTTCGTTTTAATATAGATGTTTTGTTAAGTATGATAGATGAAGGGTATATTAATTTGAGTTATGACGTTTATAATTTAAAAACTAAATACAAATTCAAAGTAGAAAAGCGAAGTATTCATACAATGCCAAAATTATGTTTTCAAAGTTTTAATTATATTGGTAGTAAGATGAAGTTGTTGGATTTTATAAAACAGTCTATATCAGATTATACAAAAAAATCATACAAGGATATATCTGGTTTTGCAGATATTTGTAGTGGAACTGGTGTTGTAGCATTTGATGTTATGCGAGGCGGATGTAATAATATAATGACAAATGATATTCAACATTATGCATACGTAGTATCTTCTGTGTGGTGTAAGACAGATATAGATGTGGATAAGATTCGAGGTATAATAAATGATATGAATACAAGAGTATCGGGAATTGATTTACAGGATGTGAATGTAAATTTAACTACTGATGATTTTTTTGTGTATAAATATTATACAGAGGCAGGACCTGATGGAAGATTATATTTAACAAGATTAAATGGTTATAAAACAGATATAATTAGACAAAATATAGAAGAATTGTATAGGGTTAAAAAAGTGAATGAAAAAGAATATAGGTTATTGTTAAAGTTGTTATTATATGCTGTAGCTAGTGTGAGTAATATAGCTAGTGTGTATGGTGCTTATTTGAAAAATTATAAAAAGGTAGCATTAAAAAATCTAGTATTAAACATTGATTTATTGGATAATTTGGTTGATAATGTTAATAGAAGTATAGAACATACTGGTCATAATAAGAGTATAGTTGAATTGTTAGATACGGATGATTTATCAAAATACGAGGTTGTTTATATGGATCCACCTTATGTTGCAAATAGAAGTTATCACGATAACTATCACGTTTTAGAAACAATAAGTAGATATGACAACCCAAAATTAAAGGGTAAAACAGGGTTACGTGATGTAGTTGATACGAAATCAAAGTTTTGTTCAAAGCGAGAGGCCTTTGAAGAGTTCAAGTTAGTTTTATTTAAGATAAGATCAAAGTATATGTTTATTAGTTATTCATCGGAAAGTATTGTATCAAAAGACAAGATGATGGAATTGATGACAACAACTGGTTGGTCTGATGTAAAGTGTTATGAAAAGGAGTATCAAAGATTTAAATCAAATAAAAACAGTGATGAAAAACAATCTAAACTGGTTGTAGAATACATATTTTGTGGTAAAAGAAATTAATATGATTATTTGTGTTACAGTCTATTTAGTGGTTTAATTCGTATATAAATAAAATATGAATTTAAATATGAATTTAAATGTAAATTTAATTTGTGGTAGTATAATAAGTAATATGTTTGAGTATTTAAGATGGGATGCTATATGTTACAAAATATCAAGAGATTTTTCTATAATGAATGATAAATTAAAGGCTTGGTGGATAAACTTTTTTTCAAATCAGCAACAAGATCAGGGTTATACGGTTATAGATAGAGACATGGATAATTATTATTTATCACATGATGATTTATGGAGCGATTAGAGTTTTATTTTTATAGAGTTTTATTTTTATGTTGTAATGATAAAACTTTTTTTAAATATATAATATAAGATGAGTGATAATAAAGATCCTATAGAAGACCTTCCAGAAGACGCTCCAGAAGACGCTCCAGAAGACAAAACAGATGATCCTTTAGGAATAGGAATTGACAGTACTACTACGTCTATTAGTGTAGGTGTATGTGTTTGCTTTGTATTGTTGTGTATAATAGGATTATTTTTTTGGTTGAGATCTGGAAGTTCAGGTAGTTCAGATGAAGGTACAAATAGTGAGTGTACTACACCTACGCATTATACAATAGAGTTTAAGTATGCTGATGGTGTCAATCCATACAACAATTTTTCAATACCTCCATTTGTACCTAAACCTCCAGAATTTTTTGGAACAACAAATAATTAAACTACCATTTGTTTAGTTAAACTGCAAAAATTATTCAGGATATGGGAGTTCTTCTTTATCCAATTTTATAGCACATGGTTTACAATATGTTCCATCATCTGCGGCTACAAGTTCTTCACAGTCAAAACAATATCCATTTTCGCATTCATAACACCAAAATGTCCTAACACAATCGTCACATAAAGAGTTATTACATTTAACACAATCTCCAATATTATCACATGCTGGACAAATTTTATTATTACATGAATCACATGTAATAATATCGTATCCACAGTCTTCAAAGTCTGGTTTGATAGGAGTACCTTTACCGATGACGTCGATAGACGACAAGGTATAATGAAAATCACAATCATTACACCATATAACATTAGGATCATTATCACAATTGTTATCCTTTTCTATTGATGTTCCATTACAATAACCACATCGTCCATAAACTCGTGGAAACTCCGTATTAATTCGTTGCATACTACTAGTAACATTTTCTGCTTTACACATACTTATTTTTTGACAAATTTCTCTATGTTATGTTAAAAATTCAATTTTTTATTTGTATTTTGGTGGTATATTGATATTCATTGGTGGTATATTGATATTGATATTCGTTTCAAAAAAATAAAATTGAAAAAAAAATTATTTACAAAGATATTAATGGTGTGGGTTTTGTTCATTCGTTCAGATAAGGATTTCAAGGATATAGAATTTACTTTTTCAAATGGATATGGATATAGATATAACAATAGTTCTGATAAAACCTTTAGATTGAGTGATTATTCTAGTTGGAATGACATCCAACTAAATATAATTGAAACGATGAATTTAAATGTTGCATTACGCCAAGCTGTTTATATTGTATGTGATATAAGATTGGGAGTTTACGAGTATTTGCATGATAAAATGTCAATGTTGTTTTTTAGAACAAGTGGTGTTATTGATTTACAAAGTTTTTTGATATTGAATGATATTAAAACACAAGAGACCCAAGAGACAGAAAATATAGATCTTAGTGCATAAATAAAAAATTGAAAAATTTTAATTTGTTTAAATATATCGCAATCGCTATCACATAATGAAAACGTCTTTGAAATCTTTTCAAAATACTACTGTTAAATGGATGTTAAATCAAGAAAAAGAATATGGGGGAGGGTTATTGTTTAATGAAGCCGGGACTGGAAAGACAATTTGTTGTCTTGATGTTATTATTAAAACATTGGACAAATATCCAAAGACGTTAATTTTATGCCCTGCTGGATTAGTTTCTAATTGGGAAAACGAAATCTTGAAGCATACGGATTACAAATCAAATCATATTGTAAAATATGTTGGTAGTAATCGCGCTGAGCTTGACTTGGATAAAGGAGATGCTATATTTTACATTGCTAGCTATTCAATTGTAGCTAGAGAAGTTGATGATTGTAACAAGTTTAGAAAAGGGTCATTATTTAATGATGTTTTTTCGAGAATTGTATTGGATGAAGCTCATTACATTAGAAATTGGAACAGAAAGGTATTCAAGTCTGTTTTGCAAATTGAATCCGAGTTAAAATGGGTAGTGACAGCAACACCAATCTTTAACAAAGTGGATGATTTGTATTCTTATTTTCGATTTTTAGAATTGGAATCTGTTGATTCAAGACGAGAATGGCAATCTTTAACACATTCTTCAAGTGGTATAGTTACATACAGACATATTAATGACATTGTGAAAAAACATTCATTGAAAATGGAAAAATCAAATGTATTAAAAGAGGAATTGAAACCGAAACACGAATTCAATGTAGAAGTTTCGTTAAATGATTTTGAACGTAATTTTTACGAAACTTTATGGGAATATTCTATGCAAAGAATGAAGGCTTTGTCCGAAAGATTAAAACGTTTATCTGGATTATCTGATTTAAATTCACAGATGATGCGACAGTTGGTGACAAATAATATTTTGGTTTATATTCTTCGATTGAAACAGTCTTGTAACAATCCGTGGTTGGTTATTAGTAAAATGAAACGACTTGAAAATATAAAGTCTTTACAAAGAGCAACAGAAAGATTGGAGTTTTACAATTCTTCTTTAAATATGGAAGAAGAGTGTCCTATATGTTATGATAATGTTGCAGATGCTATTGCAAATCCGTGTGGACATAAATGTTGTACAGGATGCTGGGATAAAATTATGCGATTTGGTTTAAGAAAATGTCCAAAATGCAGAACGGAAGTTGATTCTATTGACAATGTAGAAATTGTTTTAGCAAATGAACCACTAGAAAGTGAAAGTACAGTTGAATTGGAAAATGAGTTGAAGTGTTCTTCAAAAATCAAATCTTTGTTGGAAATCATAAGACAAAAAATTTCATTAGGTGAAAAAATTGTAGTTGTAAGTCAATGGGTGAAGATGTTGGATATTGTAAAGGAGATTGTATCGAATAATTTTAAAGACATTAGAACAGTTAGTTTACAAGGAAATGTGTCTATGAAGGCTAGACAAAAATCGATAAATGATTTTCAAGGTCAAATGGATATTAAGATATGTTATATATCGTTGATGTCAAGTGCTGAAGGAATTAATTTGACTGCTGCAAATAATTTAGTATTATTGGATACTTGGTGGAATCAAAGTAAAATGATACAAGTTAGTGACAGAGTTCATAGAATTGGTCAAACTCGTGATGTTAATATTTACAAATTGTTTGTTGGTGGAGAAAATTCGATTGAGAAAAGAATTGAAGCACTAGTTTCTAAAAAAGAAAAATTGAAGAATCTAATTATGAAGAACTGGACTATAAGTAATGTGGAATCTTATGATGATAATTGGATACGAACTCCTATAAAACTTATTGGATAAAATAAAACAGTTTTCAATTAACATTTTTCATTTTTAATCAACATAAATCCGTTTACACTTACACACTTACACACTTACACACTTACACACTTACACACTTACACACTTACACACTTACACACTTACAACGCCTAATAAAAAATTGAATTATTTTTGTAAAACTAAGAAAATTATCTTTAGTACAATATGTCTTCTTTGAACTTTTTTGAACAATTCGCTGCTATCAATGTTTCTGAATCTAGCTCTGTTGTTGAGCAAGATTTAGTTAAAAATATGTCAACTATTCATCTTGATAATCAAAATCAAGATGTTGAAAAAACTAAAAAAATCCAAAAAAATTTAAAAAACGAAGAAAAAACAAAAAAATATCGTTTCATTCACGGTAACAATATTATTATGACAAATGGTCAGTATAAAGGTTACAATGGTTTTGTGTATGATTATTTTCCATCGATGGCAAGTTTTTCTATTGAGGAAGAGATTTATGTTTTAGCAGCGCAATATGGTGAAAAGAAAATCGGTGATGAAATAATGACATCTTCTGGATCTGGTGTAATTGTATCAAAAATTGGTGAGTTATTGAATGTGTGTATTGGTGAAATGGATATTCGTTTGCCAAGATTTTGTTTTGCTCGATATGTTACTTTTATGGATAACAATATTTTGAAAATTGCTCAATTGTTGAAGATTCACGGTGATAAATATGAAATGGTTGTTATGAAGTTTGATTATTCAAAAATATTTGATGCGCAAGATTTGGTCAAGGTGGTATCTGATAGTTTCAAGTCTGGTGAATTTTCTTACGGTGACGAGGTTATGGTGTCGGTTAGTAATTGTAGAGATGAATTTTATTTTGTTTGCAAACATCCTGAAAACTCAGATGAATCAGATTATTATGGAAGATATGGAAGATTACGTTTAGAAATTCCAGATCAATATCTTGTATCTATTAAGCGTACAGTAACAGTGAACAAGTCAATGACATCAACTCAGGGAAAACGTGTGAAGGTTGAACGTGGTTTGTATAAGAACAAAGAAGGTGATTTGGTAAATATTGAATCTGCATATTTGAATGTTCAAATAGAGGCTATTAACAAAAAGATTACAAATCATTATGCTCATTTGTCTAATGGAATTTTTCAAATTAGAAAGATTATTCCATCTGATGTATTCTTCATTGATTGTGAGTTAATGAATGGAAATTACTTTCAAGTTGAAGAGTGTTATGCTGATTATTATGTTGGGTTTGAAAGATCTGAAGGTTGTGTTGAAAAGAAGACAATTTCAAAGGTTGAAGTGAAGACTTTTATGTCTGGGTTTACGATTACGGATACAAAATTTGTTTCTAGTTTTGAAAAGCAAACAGAAGAGAAATTTGTATTGGATACAATTCAAGAAGATCAAGATCAAGAAGTTCAGGATGATGAAGTAGTTGAAACGGACAATGTTGATTATGAAAACGGTTTTGATGAAACAGTTATGGACGTTGACCAGTTTGAAAATACTGAGGGTCAGATGAAAGAAACTTTTAGAGATATTGAGAGATCTGGATTTGTGCAAAGATCTTTATCAAAGGATGAAAAGGAGTATATGAAGATGATTGAAAAATGTGGATCTGCAATTGGTGATGTTCAAGACTCTTACGTTTTATTGGACAAGATTTCTGATGCTGTAAAAATGATGAGATCTGAATTGGAAAAGATATCGATTGTTGATTGGTCATCGAGTGATGTAAAGTATATTGTTGCTTGCTTGGTTGCATATGAAATTTTGAAAACTGGTTATCCTATGACAATTTATGAGTTTAGAAAATATGTTCAAAAGCTTTACGATACAAATTACTTGAACAAATCAAGTATTGCAAACAGTGGATTTGTTAGATGTGAAAATTTGGCAATTGATAGTATGTGGAAAATTATTGAAATGACGAACGATGAAAAGAAAGAATTTAAAACGTTATACAAGAACCAAAAATATGATAGTTTGGTAAAAGATATTATGGAACGTTGTCATAAGATGCTTTGTGCGTGGTTTGAACCAGTTGTATTTTCAAAAGGGAGTGTTGATTTGGACTTGATAAAAGTATCAGAAACAAAACATAAAGTTAAGGCTTATCCAAAGTATTTTTTGACAACAAGTGACATTTTAAACAATGTTACGTCAAAAGATGCAAACAAGATTCTTTGGGGGCCTAATTCTCAAAAATTGGTTAATGTGTGGAAAGAGTCATTGGTTAAAAAATTAGAAAAAGAAGACAACAAGACAGCAAAGTGCATTTACGAATTTGTCAAGGACAATATTGACAATGCACCATTTATATTGCCTACTCTGGAAAAATCAGAAGATAAACTTGACAAGTTAAAGTACAAGGAACTCAAGCGTGCTTTTGAAACTTTTACAGAAAAGTTACGCGTGTATGTTGGTAAACAAACAGATGAAAAGAATATGCGTATTGAACAATCTATGCAAGAATCACTTCGAATTGCTGAAAAAAGAATGGGAATGTCAGAGAAAAGAAATCGTGATGAAACAACTGAAACAAACGATGAAACAAACGATGAAACAAATCCAGAGTTTGTCAAAAGTAGTTCTTGTAAAATTTTCATTTAAATAATAAATGTTGTTTATGATTGATTTGTATTTGTATATTTTTTTTTATTGAGTATAAATAAAGATATATGTCGAATAGTTTTACAAGTTCATTTGAAAACATTAATGGTGAATCGAGTAAAGATTTTTTAGAAAACATAATGTCTCAAGCTATAAACCAAAGGGATAAATTACGAAATGGAGATGTTGAATCTGATGAAAGTAGTGATTCATTTGATTTGGATGAAGCAATTAACGATGCACTAGCTGAAAATGGACAAGAACAAGAACAAGAACAAGGACAAGGACAAGGACAAGGACAAGGACAAGGACAAGGACAAGGACAAGGACAAGGACAAGGACAAGGACAAGAACAAGGACAAGAACAAGGACAAGAACAAGAAGAAAGAGAACAAGACAGAGAAAGAAGAGTAAAAAATATTCCTAGTGAAAGGGTTGAAAGGTTATCTGGGTTTCGTCATTCAATATATGCGTCTATAGTAAAGGGTAATGATAAGGGTAAACAAGTTGAAATAAAATATTTTATGCCTGGAAAGTTGGAAATAGAGATTGGTATAAATGAGGAGATTTATACATCTAGAGATTTGTCTAATGGAGATATGATTAATAATTGTATTGTTTTGGCTGTATTAGGCAGGGATAGGTATCTAGGTCATTGTAAAAAGGTAACATTTTTAAAAGACAAAGATGTTATTAGATACGATAATGAAAATGTTAAAATTATAAAAGGTCAATTAGCTGGAATCCAGGGTATTGTACGAAAAGAATATAAAACAAAGGTTGGTGTTACATTTAATGGTGTACCTTTAACTGTAGATGAGTCTGATATTTTTTATAAGGATTTATTATTAAAGAATGGGAAATATTTTAATGTTGTTGATGTCAAGGTAGACAATGGTAAATACATGATAACTGGTAAAGAATTGGGTGATAATAATATAAAACAGATAACCAATGATGATATACAAGAAATAATGTCTGGATTTAAAATGCAAGGCAAAGTTGATATTGAATATATAGATGATGACGTATCATTTAGACATAGTGAAGGCAGTGAAACTGGTAGCAATGTTAGTTTTGAGGATTTTGATATATCCAGTCAAAAATCCCAAGATGATTATGAATATGAAACAGTAGATGGTGAACGTTCTACATTTAGAGATATTGAACGTACTTCTAGGATGTTTAGTGGATGGTCTTCTAGACAAAAATCATGGATAGATTTAGTTAACAAGATTATGAAAACGTTTGTGATAACAGAGGAGTTAAATACATTTAATTTGGTTGATCAAATAGAAATTGTGTTAAGATATTTTGATAATAAAATAATTAGTAGTGGTGAGAATTTTAACATTTATTCTTCTTCGATAGATATTCAAATGATTATAGCATGTATTGTTGTATATTCATTGGTTAGTATGGATGAACATTTTAAGGGTTTTGAACATTATATTAGCGAGTTATATAAAAGGGCTTATTTTTCAGGGAGAGTTGTAGAATCAGTTCTGGTGGAATTACCAAATGTTTTTGTTTGTTCAGAATTAAAACGTACAAAGTTAGATTTTGACAGAGTAAAAATGTTGATGAATTGTTATAATAGAATGATTCAGAGTATTCTTGATTTAAGTTTTGATTTGGTTCCAAGGGTTGAAGTTCGTAAATTTGAACCAGTTGTGCGTAAGGTTGATAGGTATAGTAAGAAGACTTTTATTTTACCAGATGATTTAATAGATGGTTTAGTAATAAATGAGAATAATGCAAATATGAACATTTTGTGGGGTCCTCATTATATGAAAAGAATTGAAAAGTGGCGTAATACATTATTAGAAAAAATGAGGGTGTCAAGTGGTACAAAATCTCGCATATATGATTTTATACAACAAAATATAGAAAATAGTGTTGTAGTATATTATAAATTAAGGGGTGATGTGATTAAATTTTTAGGATTACGTTATTCTGATTTTGCATATGGATTAAGTAATTGTAATAATGATAGAAAGTGCGAAGATGAATATATTGTAAAATATATTAAAAAAGTATTTGACGAAGTTTTAGACAAATCTGCCAAGGGTAAGTTTAAGGCTATATCCCAAGATGAGTATGAATTATTACAAAAATACACGAGACTGGGTGATTTTATAAATGAATTTTTGTCTGATATGGGTAAATTAAGGGATTATTTGAAATCATCTCGTGAGAAACATTTAGGAGAAGTATCTACAGAAAGGCAGAAGTTATTAGAAAGAAGACGTGTTATAGAAGATGAAAAGAAAGAGGTATTACCAGTTGTAGATAAGATAAAGGTGATATTAAGACGTGCTTTTAAGGATACATTTGATGAAATGTGTAAAGATGATAATTGTAAGACAAAGGAAGTAGCTGAAAAGGTAAGGCGTGTGTTGAGTAATCAGGAACAGATGTTATTAACATCAAGTGAAGTTGCAATGTTTAGGAAATTTGCATCTGATAATTCTGACAAGGCACCAAATACTGGATTTAAGATACCAAAAATTATATTAAAGATAAGAAAGCCACAACCCATAATCAAAGAATCGGAAGAAGAATTGGAAGAAGAATTGGAAGAAGAATTGGAACCAAAAAAAATACCAAAGATTATTTTAAAACTAAAGAAGCCCAAGGAGTAAGTATTAATAATTTTTTTACTTGGTGTTAATTAATAATTTTTTTTGTTTTGTTAATTATAAATAAATATGTTTAGATCATTATTTATATTTGCAGTAGGGGTGTATATTGGTCAGGAGTATGGTACATTGATACCAAGTGTTAAAGTAAAGACTTATGAAGCGTTTGATAATCTTAGACAAACTGAATTATACAAAAAAATGTGCGAAGATATACGTAATAAAAAGTGATAGTATTTAATATATTTTTATTATTTATATTATATAATATGGAATATTATATAATTAGTAAGAGAGGTAGTATATCAACGAGTCTTCCGATTATTACAAAAGATAATAATTGTAAATCGAATTTTGATAATTTGCAAGACTTTATTGATTACGTTTTAATAGAGTGTTCGAATTGTGTTAAAAAAGAGTCGTGTATAAAAGAAATAGAGAATTCCAAATTATACGATTGTTATAAAGATAATCCAAAAGACAGGCCAAAAAATTGCGGAGAGGTTGTGAAAGCTAATTGTAAAGAAATTAAGACAAGTTCTTTAACTGTGAGGTTTTTAAAAAAATTGGATACAGATGATAATGACAAAAAACGTTTTTTAGTTACGCATATTTTATGCTTGTTTCAAAGTAAAGGTTTATTAACTAAAAGAGGTGGTATATATTATTTATTAAAAACTAATACAAGATTAACTTGGAATAATATAAAACTATTGCAAAAAAAACATATTATAGGATTAGAAGATGAAATAGTTGTCGAAATACGAAACATTTTCAACAATAAGGAATACAACTACGATGATGTAACATTAATAAAATGTTTGTTTTGGTATTTAAGAAAGGCAATTGTTGATTCAATATTAAGTGATATAATAAATCATTATAAGAATAAACCTACTCGAAGTAATGTGAATATAATAGCTATGAGCGTTGGATCTACAAAGTTATCATCAGATTACGATATATCATTAGACACATCATATAATATTGGTGCTATTATTATAAAACGTTTTACAACAATTATAGAAAATATTTTCAAAGACGATTCGGAAAATATATTTGATACCAATGTGTACGGTGTTTCTTTTACAAAAAGAAAGGCTGATAATAATTTTACAGAGAGTCACAAATGCGATTCAAATGATATATTTTATGTAAAAGTAGATAATAATATAGAAATATCACAAATGATATGGTGTTATATAAAATTATTATTAAAATTAAATTTTGTATTAAAACAAGATGATAAGGTATATGAGAAATTATATTCTTATTTAGACAATGATACTGGGATGCAAAACAATAAATTATTTATACAGGCTGTAATTTTTGTTAATAAATATAAATCAAATATTGAAAATTATGGCAAGATTGTCTCAAAATACAACGAATATATAATAGTTAATAATGCAGTAACAGATGATGATAATTATTTAATTAGTAATTTTATAAGTTTTGTGAATTACAATGGTTCTGAAACATATTTAACAAATGGTGCGTTTATAGATGTGGTAATAAATCAACAATTATGTTCAACAGGTGATAAAATAAAAATATCAAAGTCATACATGTATTTTACGTCATTTATTGAGAATATGTCTGATTTATTAACACATTATCATAAATCGAAATATGCAGAAAGGTGTGAAAATAGTTTGAATGAATTAAATAAGTTATTAAAGGATCAGGGGTTATCAGAATGGAGTGGTGTATATTCTGATACGTTAGATTTATTAAAATGGTTAAGGATAACACAAAAAAAATGTGATGATGATGTATATAAATGTCAAGTATTTGATTTGATGTATACATGTATTTATATTATAGTGAAGATATCTAATGTATATTATGAGTATGTTAGAAAAACATATAGTTCTTTAGATGAGGGTATAGGGATGTTTGATAAAATTAAATTTCCAGATGTTGATGAAGATATTAGTGAGTTAAGTCCAATTAAACTTGAATAAATTAATTATTGTTTTACAATTTAATTAATTTACTTTATTAAAATATTGTTAATTTGTTGTTGTAGTTGCGGTGCTACATTTGATTCTGTATTGTTTTGTAGTGACGGGTATGTTTTATGTAATTCTTGAATTTTTTCTGGTAATAATTTGGAAGCTTGTTGAAGTGTTAATGTGGAATCAAATGGCTGATCTTCAAGTGATTTTTTAAGAGATATTAAAATTTTGTGTCTAACAAAGTTAGGGTCTAGGGATATAAAATTTTGACCGATATATGTTAAGAATGCGTATTCTGTAATGGCAACAAATGCAAGTATTATTAGGTTTGTTTGTAGGATATCTGTAAGATTTAAGTTATAATATTTAGCAATAATGATTGTAAGTAGTAATCCGCCAATTAGTACCATAAAAAGTGTATTAAATGCTTGTGATTGTAATTGTTTGTTATGTTCTTCTACTTCTTGATCTTGTTTTGCCATGTCTGGTGGGGAAAGACTGGATGTAATTTTTTGCGCGGTATCTTTATCGATGAATGTACTGATATCTTTTGCGAGGTAACTTGCAACTAGTTCACTTTGACCTTTAACGACGTTTTCTTCTATTTTTTTGCCATATGTAAAAAAGAATATGCCTATAAATGTGGAGATAAGTGTAACGTTAAGAATAATATTAGAAATTTGATAAGGGTTCATCTTTTATTAATTATAGTAAAGAAATTATTTTCTTGCTAATTAATAAAAGATGTCATCTCTTAGTTGTAGGCCAGTTTCATCAAGATTTTCTTTTAGTATTAATGTGTTTGTACATGTGCTTATATTGTTTACGTTTTTGACGGCGTTTTTCATATTATTTGTTAGTAAATTGACAAAAGAAATGTTTGAAAAAGAAATT